CCGATGGCTCCTGCACCTATGAACGTGAACGGCTGGCTCAAGGAGTGCGCGGACGCCGGCCTCCTGATTCACGTTCCTGCACCACCCACTGTGCAAGCAGCTCCAGTAGCTGATATTAATCATGAAAGAAGTGAAGAAGAAGAGAATTAATCAGCTTATAGTAGGCGACTGTTTTCACTATGACTGTACTCATAAGATTTGTACAGTTGTTCGTATTGAATACGGCCTTGTACATTATGAATACCCTACAGGTAGTGGATGTTTCAACACCATCGGCAAATTTGGGGAAAGAGAGGTAGTGTTAGCAAGACTAAAAAGACCGCGATGAAAACAATACCAATCATCAGGCTCGACAGGTATTACGAAAAATACGGTACACCACATGCAGAAATAGTGTATGAAATAAAACACATGCTTAAGGAGAATAGCAACACTTCTTTTTATGATGGAGTCCTTTTCGTACGCGATCTTGGTAGATACATTAGGTATGTATGGACTCAGGATCTGAAAGAAATTGATAGACTTGATAGACACAGCGAGTGGGAAAAGATAAGCTATGAATAGCGAAGAAAAAAATACAAAAAGCGAAGTAAAAGTCACTGAGTTACTAAAGATAACTCCGACATTTCTCTCGGTGAAACACGACTATCCAAGGATTTTATGGATAGGTTTCATATCTCATACTAGACTAGACTATATTTATAGACTCGTCTATACAAAAGTTGATGGCTCAGGAAATCCTCAGTTTGCTATAGAGGTACTAAGAGAGCATGTTGACCTAAATGGAAAGAAGACATCGATTTGGGGAAATACATCAGATATCTCTGTGGCTGAAGTTATGCAAAAAATTGCGCTTGAAAGACCATCACTTGATCCAGATTTTGTGGGCATAGAAAACTGGATCTGAATTCAAAACCCTCGTGTTTTCAAACAAAAATAACACGATGATACCCGAGGAAAAGGCGATAGGGTATACTATTACCATCGGTTGAAAAACCGGGTCCACGGCGGCTATGGGGGTTCTTGAGAGCAGGATGCAAGATAGAGTCCCCTAAGCAAAACGCTAGTACTTTGAAAAAAGAATAAAGACGATTTCTCGGTTCAGCTATGTAGAGGTCAAAAGTGTTTCCCGCAAGTTTGCACTAAGCCTCACTTCCTCCTGGAAAAGCACGCTAGCATCATGGCTGGCCGAGATCCAATTTGCTGTGTAGAAGTTCTATATACACACTTTCTGAGCGCCCCGCTGGCGCAGTGTTAAGCTGCAGTCCGCTGGAATCCCGCAAGAAAAGATGGACGGTGGTGTGTATACCATATACATGGCAAACAATTGAGTCATTAAAGCTAAATGTTTGAGAAATCTCACTGTTGCAAATAAGGCTCAAAAAACGGAAGCAACCGCCATATAAGGGTGCGCTCGAAGCGTCAGCGGGCAAAGCGATAATATCTTCGCAGGACGCGTTAGAGTAATTCGTCATTATAACTCTATGGAAAGCCAAAAATGACTCAAGCTTGAAGGGTAGAGGTTCGCCTCTACCTGGATGCTTCGAAAGTATCGTCAAAACGACCAACATATAAAGAGAGGTGACTACTATGAAGTAGATTTAGTCGTCCAACTATAGAGAGGAGAGGTTTTGAACCCTTTGGCGCAAACAAAGCTCAGCTCACAACAGCTTCTCCTCTCAAAAATAAAACCTGTAAATCCGTAAAGGGTTCTGACGAGACGAAAATGAGTGGTACCAACTCATGTAGTCGAAACAGGAGAGATAGCGGTACGTTTATGATGGGTTCTACGTAATTCAATAGGTAGAGAAGCTCTAAAGGCTGTATGGTAGTTCGAGTCTACCCGTGGAACCTTAGACGTAAAAGATTTGCGCGGTGTGTGACGAGCACCGGTTTTGAGAGCGCAAGCGTTCTTGGACGTAAACCAAGTGGTAAGCGGGGTAACCAGCACCTGACGCAATGAAGCTGGTATAGAATTTTGACAATAAAATATAGTTTTGACTGCATGGTGAACACCTGATCTACTCTTCTGGCAGGTGATTTCCCAAACCTGGATTCAGAATATCCTTAACCCAACTGGAAATCCATAATAGACTTATCTAACGACAGGTCTTGGAACCACGAGGCGGATATGCGAAAAAAGGCCGGATATTTTACCAGCAGTCTTCATACGGGGTTCCTATTAAAGAAAGTCCTATAGGTTAAATGAGTCGGGAACAAAAACAGTAAAGTAGCTCTACTGCTGGGGTGAAACACTAAGGCGATTCTAACCCCACCTTTTATGAGATTATGAAGTGGGGCACCGACTCTACTGACGCAAATGTGTGGTTGTTGATGTATGCTGAAGCTTTCATCTTTGAGCTATTAGCAGAGATAGACCGTCGTGATGCCGGCGAGTTCAGTAGCATAATCTCGTTTAGAGTTGGTTAGTAATCAAGTACGGACGGCAAATCAGTTGTTGGAATATTACAGCAATGTTAAGAGCCAGGAATACCTTCGCTGAACCCGTGAGGTAGCGGGCTAATCGCTGAGTTTGAGTAGGGGCGCAAGCATTCGAAAAAATATAATGGGTAGTTGAAAAACGGGTAATGAACAAACGCATAGTGCATATGGGGTACGGTGCACTCTAACCAATTACAAGATGGAGGAAGCAAAAGCGTATAGCATAGTTACGCAAGGTGCATAAGGTAAAGTCTCACTATGTTGCAGGGATTAAGCCTTTGTGGGATTCGACTTGCCCACTTCTTCCTTCAGATTTACTATACGGCGGGAAAACCAGAGGGTTAGAAAGTTGAGAATTCTACGAGTCGTATAGAGCCCCATTAAATTGTACAGTTTTTTGGGGAAACATCTTCGGGCTAACGCCCGTTGTGCGGAAGAGGGAATACCTCGCGGGATGTAACGTAAATCCCTCGTAAGTGACGGAAAAGCAAAACGTGACACTCTGGAGAGACAGGGGGCCCAAAACTAAATAGAGATAGAGCCAGAGAAAACAACATAGCAAAACTCACACAGGTGAGTCCTCATAAAAAAACCTCTCAGGGACGCTTTAGTAAAACCTTAACCGCTTTAGCGTCCCATTTTTTTCGAACAGAGAGCGTAATATGAAAAATTAACTAGGTATAGCTCAGTTTGGTAGAGCGCTTGCTTTGGGAGCAAGAGGCCGAGAGTTCGAATCTCTCTACCTAGACCAAGGATTAAACCGAAAAGGAATAAGAAAATCATGCTAACAGAAGTTTCACTCAACGACGTAGAAGTAAGGGAAGCTATCGTAAACTACGTCAAGGAAAGAGCTGGGTTTAATTTTAATCCTGCAAATGTTACCATTACTACGTCTCAGCAGGCTGAGATGACACCCTCCTATTCCGCAACTCTAACGGTATGCAACCAGAATTAGAAAAAGGAACTATTGAGTACTACGATCAAGTGCTCGTAAACGTTATGAATGAAGCTAGGCAATATGATATTCATATTGTAGCTATAATGCATTCTCTTGATCCACTCTCTTGCGTGTCTACAATAGCCGGAAGAAGAAACTGCGATAAAATACTAGCAATAGGTATGACTTCTAGGCATCTCAACACTCTAAACACCGATGATGAGTCATGAGATATGATGTTGAACTGCAAAAACTGATAGATCCATCTCTATCAGCTAGAATGACTAGGCATATAGAGCTTTCATCTAGAGCAAGAAAAGATATTACAGCTCAGCAGCAGTTAGCGTCAGATTATGCAGGCGCTTTTAATTTCAGATATATTGATACACCTGGCCTTGAAAGAATAAGAGAGGTATGGCTTCATAAAAAAACGATCAGGCAGTATCATCAAGAACTGCTTAAAGAAGCAAAAAACTCAATTGAGGATGTAGTTCTCAGGGTCCCTGGGAAGACGATAGGATCAATACTGGACCCATCTATCCTCACCACTGCCAATCAGGAGTCTGAGGCACCAGTATCTATAGGGGCCCTAATTGACGTACTCACAGATTCTATACTTGAGTATGTTTTCTTCAGTTTAATCCTCATACCAGAGATAGTACCTGTTAGCTGTAAATCCAGCGGAGGAGTTGTTGAAATTAAGTACGCAATAAATCTAAATTGCACTAAAGTACAAGAATATATTTATGCCCTCGAATGGAAAGAAGAAAAGAAGCAGCAATTAGCTAGAAGATATTTTGTTACTAGGATACCGATAACGTTTAATGACGAAACAATGTGCACCGTTAATTATCAAGATATAATTACGCGTAATGACACTAAACGTATCGACTGGATGTTTCCACATTTCTACGGTGTATTTAGCGAATTAATACGCTATTATGTTAATCAGTGGGAGAGATTGATCAAGCCATACTTCCTAGATGAACTCTTAAATAAAAGCAGTAAAATAGTCTTTGACGGAATAGGGCCAGACAAAACTAGAACTCCGCACAGAAAGTCTTTTAGAGGGCCTATCATAAATCAGCTCTACTTAGCTGATACACCTGAAAAACGTGAGCATGCTATAGAAACGTCTCAAACGCTGAGAACTAAAAGAACACGCTCAAAAGATATAGGTTCAAAAATGCAAAAAGTAGTGATGGAATTATCCACGCTTCTTAAACCTGATGTTATATCTGATATATTGAACATGCAGGCTGATATAGTGTTCATAGAAACTGAAGATACTGAAACAATGAGAGTAGTACCAGCTAGTTATAGAGGAGCTGTTCAGTTTAAGGCGATGTTTGGTGGAGAAAGTAGTTTAATAACAGGTTTTCAGGCGAAGCAAACAGTTGATGTTGCTATAGAACATTTATCAGCTCGCAAGTTAAAAAGTGTATGTGTCATTAATGGCGCTATAACGTATTGATTAAGTAATATAATGCGCTACTAATTGTTCTTTTTTTCGTCAATTACGAACTATCCTCGCTGTGGTATAATACAGCTAGGTTCCAAGGAGGCACAGAGGAATTCGAGAATGGACAAACTTGTGACGCCAGATAACTACAAAGGTACGGTAGTAACGTACATTGACCCATCTCAAGATGATAGGGTTACTCAGTTTTTTCAAAACCCAGTAGATGCCATTTCATTCATGGAAGATCTTTACAGTAAAAAAAGTATGGGTTACATGATTACATCCATATCTACTGTCTTTGACGATACCGTTAAGAAAGTTAAAGATACGTCAAATATGACTGTAATCGTTAAGCTTGCTAATTGTCACGGTGTAATTAGCACCCTCAATTGGGCAAAGTACGCTATTGATCACAAGGCTGACTCTCTGGAAAACGGTCAAAGTGCAAAAAATCCACTGTCAGTATGTGTCGAAGTATGGAAATGCGACGAAGAGTTTAACCTTAGTAGGAAGATGGTATGACATTAGGCGAACTGAAAGAAGCTATTGAAGACCTGATATCAGAGCTCGGAGAAGATACTGCTGCTATGATCGCATATAGACTTAACGATCATAGTAGAACTATGGTTGCATACAGTTTATCTGATGGTAGCTATGACGGCAACAGTATTAGATGCGAAAAATGCACGGTTATGAAAACGCCATATTCTCAGGCATACGGTGGATACGGTGCATATTCTGTATTAAACTTCGAAAGCGAAGAAGATGCTCCACCAGTAATGAACTGCTGCAATAAAAGACACTGGGAAGATGAACCATGCCCTGAAGAGGATGATGAAAAACCTGAAGGGTCTATTGATGCGGCATTACTGTTTTTGGATAAGCCATGGTAGAAAAAAGAATGATCAATCAGGGTGGCATAAAGCTATACGTATGCCGCGAATTTGGCTTCCAGCTAGCTAGAGAGCTAGAAAATAGGGAGTCAGTGGAGTATAAATGTATTGGGTTTAGCGATACGCAATTTCTAGTTGTAAAAGAATCAGACTGGAGACAGTTTGAAATCGATAGTTACAGCTATGGATTTGATATTGCAAGAGTTGAAGGTGGATGTGCCTCTATAGACCCAATAAACGGTCCTGTTTCATTCCACAATGGGCGAATGGTGTGTGTTGCTACGTTCAATCTTGGAATTCTAGACGGTGAAATATGTGGACCATTGAACGAATTGACTTTCAATATCTCGTCATCGTCGGGTTATCCACGACAGTATAAAGTTAAGCTGGAGGTATCCACCGTAACTGTCGAAAATAGAAGTACATGCCGAATTGTCTCAGTTAGCCCTACGCCAACAATGGACCATCTATGTGAGATATGCATAACAGCTTCAGAACAACTATCGCAGATTTACAATAAGACTATTATAGTCGAAATTTCAGCGGATACCAGGAGAAAAACAGATGGGTGAAAACATACGAAGCGAAATGGATACCTTTTATCCACATTACGACTTTCAGCTTGAAAAACTGAAAGAAGCTGTGGAAATGCTCAATAGAGAAAAACCTTATGTTCTTCTTGATGTTTACTTATTAAACGAGGATTCATCTGGTATGATTCGATTAAGCATTCACAACGGTATGGATTATGAAGAGATTTACTTCGGACCTATTTACCTCGCCTGGCCACATCTTTTTGCACCACGACCATGAACCCCTGGAGATACGATGGACAAACTCGAAGAATATAAACTTTGCATAGAGAAGTTTTACAAATATAGAGCTCTTAGAGACTACGATAAATCACTGGCTTCAATTACCTGTGCTATTGAAATTTGTCCAGTGAATGAAGCTCTCGGGTATCTCAAACAGATGAGAGATTCACTTGATACTATTTTAACTCCAATGCAGCGACTGAAAAAGATAGTTGGGTTGAAAAAATGAAACAATCACTTTTAACGGGTGGAGCGGTGGATAATTACGCTAGCAGAGCTAGAAGCAAAATTGAAGGTTTAGCTGAGATCTGTAGTAATGATAATTTAGAGTATATAGCTAAACAGTTGCGTAATCAAACATTTAGCGATACAGAGTATTTGCATATTGCAGCATTACTACTTGCAGATAAGCGTAAAGATGGTGCACTTGAACCTGAAATTATTCGCATTGACCCGCCTCGGTCAGCTGGGTGTGTAGGTAGATTGTCTGATTACAATGGTATTTCTAAATATGATAGTGCATACATGCAAGCGCCGGTATCCCTTTCATATTCTGGCTATGAAGTTGATTTCTTCTATACGGAAGACCAAGAGTATGCCTTTGAAATTGTAAATGACAACTGTGTGTTTTACCACGGGAGAGGGTTTAGGTCAATTAATGAAGCTGTATTGCAAGCGACAAATCTATGCGGTGAGCTATGAACACACAAGAGAGAGAAAGGCTGATCATAAGATATGCATCACTAATGCATATGACCTGCCATAAATCTTCATCTCAAGGTGAAAAAGATAATGCCATGCGTATTATGGAAAAAATACGCATAGATATTACCAACTCACATGGACAGGATTATCTCAATAGCTTTTTATCTGAAGCAAATGCTGAGAAAGATGGCAAAAGGAATAAGCCAAAAACAAATCACAATCAAAGTAGTAGCGGTAGAAATCCATTTGAAGACCTAGCTGATTTTGTAGCCAGAAGACAAAAAGAACAAAGGCACGCTGCTTATGAGCGGGAAGAGAGATATTATCGCAATCAAAGAAGAGTGAATGAGAATAGTGAAATTGACAACGAAGGAGTTTTTAATACCAGTGAAGTTACATCACGTTTTGTAATGGGTCAACCATATAAATCATATCTCGATGGTATGTTCTATGATGTATGCAAGATGAGTATACCAAGATTAAGACTTGAGCTGAATTCATTGGAATTAGAAAAAAGAAAAGCGAAATCGCAATATGAAGATAGATTTATAAGCACTATGTGCAATGTAATAAACAATTTAATTATGCTTAGAGAAAAACTATGAGCAACGAACAGAAGTATTTGAGCCCGGTGGAGTTTTGCCGGGAAGTGCAGAGCGAGATTGGCGACATGGTGTACGCAGGCGACTCGATACTCGAGATTCGCAAACTCAGCCGTCGTCTCCGTGTCATCACGGTCGGCCAGGTCTATCGTGCGCTGGGAGAGGGATTCCCAGAGGGCGGAACGTGCCACGTTGGGTGGCTAAGTGTTGGTTGCTCGGAAGTCTATTTCGAGCCCTGTGTTCGCGTGGGAACGGATTGCCAAGCATTCACAGACGGCAGGTGGCAGCAGGCCCCATATCCACTCCTGTCCGACATCTCGGAACGCCTTGCAAGCGAGTACGTGGCCCTGCTTGGGGAGCCGTTCGCCTCATGCTACCGGAAGATGATGGAGGAGGGACAGTGAAAGGGTCAATTGTGCATTGCCCTTCACACAACGGGCACGATATTGCCCTGTGTGGCCTTGCCTCCGAAGAGATGGAAAATACCTGTAACGGCGTTGAACCTAAAGAGACCAGCGGGGAATATTTAGGGGACACCGGAGACACGGTAACCTGCAGCGAGTGCAGAGCCATCATCGAGTTTTGCAAAGCCGTTAAGCGTTGAAAGGTGCCCCTATGAGAGAAAAAGCAAGTACAGTAGTATAAAAACTCGAGTTAATCGAGTACATTACGACAGGGTATAATGAATAAAAGGACAGAGGAATGAACCAGCCAAAAACAAGCTATATTTTAGGCGTAGATTTAACACGTTTTGAAGTGCAATGTAAATTTAGATCATTGCAGCAGAAAGCGGTAGAGATTATTCTTGGATCGGCTGCTACAATAAGTGAGGTTGATTTCTTAACATCAGTTTTTGTTTCACTAAGCGAAGAAGAAAGAGGTGAACTTATTGAAGTGTGGTTTGAGCAACCATCTATCCTTGGAGAACCTGTTCCACCGTTTGTACCAAGCGATTCAAGAGTTGGCGTGTATAGCTTTACGCCTGCTGCGCTCGGTTGTTCTATTGCTACAAAAGATAATGATGTTTGCCCAGGATGTGGAATTCCACTTGTCAGTGGTGTACCTAATCCAATATGCGAACACCCGTCAGGATGCGGCGGTTTAAGAAACATTCCAGACGTTACTCCTAAGGACGAATAATGAAACATTTTGGGGGTGTAGCTCAGAGGTCAGAGCAGGCGGCTCATAACCGCTTGGTCGCGGGTTCAATTCCTGCCGTCCCCACCAAATGCCCCGGTAGCTCAGTGGATAGAGCAACCGCCTTCTAAGCGGTTGGCCGCAGGTTCGAGTCCTGTCCGGGGCGCCAAGTTTTTTGGAAAACTAAAGCGATGAAGATCGAAAAAGGAAAAACATACTACTCAGTAAATACAGGTGAGAGATGCAATATTGTTGCTATTACACCAACGACAGTATCCTACCGTATGATGCTAGATAAACCTGGTATTGTTAGAAAATGCGGACTGACCTATTTCAAAGAACGCTTCACTAAGGAGCAAGTAAGCAGATGAAACCTATTGTTTTTGAACCATCGACCAATAATGTAAATCTTATTTCAGCTTTTCATGGCGAAGATGAAAAATATTTCATTGACTGCTTAAATAAAAGCATGAAAGATCATGACGAAAGATGGAAGTGTTATCCAAAAAACCTTGAAAGTCGCTACAGTGAAAGAAATGGTGAATAGAACAAGGCTTGGCAAAATGTGGAACAGAGTTCTGCGCATTTCAGGGTGTGCAGGCGGCATGCTTAGTAAAACATCAATGATTTATAACTTTGCAAAGGATTGTCGAGATACAGATAGTGTAGCTATAGCTACAAACTGTAATGCGATAATTAGGCAATGTGATGAAGTAATTAACCATGCAAATTATCTTAGGGAGGAGGCATTAAAACTACGAGATGAGATCCGTTAGGCCAATAACTCAGTTTGATATCAAAAATTTCTGCGGCACTTCTGAAGCTCTTAGAGAAGCTATAAGTGATGTAGAGGTTGAAGTAGGTGGCCATTCATATTACAAGACGCATGAGCTTGCAATTAAGTTTCGAATACCTGAGTATCAATTTAAGCGGGCTGTAATAAGCGGTGCAATGGCTGGCAAATCCTTAGGTAAAATAACAATAGTTGATGGAGAATCATTTAGGAAGTTTATCCTATCTAAAAAATTCAACTACAAGGGAAAGCGGACAGACGATCAAATAGAAGCTGATGCTGAGTATTCATCAAAAGTTTTAGACGAAAATGAAAGGACGTTTCTAAAATCGGTGAGAGATGGCACGGTATGAATTAGCTTATCACACTGGTCTTAGAAGGCCGTGCGCAAGAGGACCTGAGGATGTAGTTAAGTTTCTCAGATTTGTATCCGACGTTGAATGGCATGAAGCTGATGGATATGGTTTTGCCAGTTTGCCAGATACTAGAAATTCGTACTTGATTCTAGAATCAATAGAGCAACCAGATGCAGTATCTGAAGAATATAAGCGCGCTAGACATAACTGTATGTCTTATTCGCAGGAGCATATTGCAGCTGTAGATAACTGGTTAGAACAGATGGGGATACCTAGAGATGATGTAATGCCCCACCAAAAGGAGTTTATCATCACCGCGAAAGATCTTAGGGGAATCATAAATGGATCTGAGCAGGGTACTGGAAAAAGTTTAATGTGCCTATTGATGGCACAAGCGTGGAATAGTAGGCGACTGCTTGTTGTATGCAATAAATCGGGAATATCTGAATGGTATGCTGAACATGATAAGTGGCTTGGAGAGGGCGGTCCGTTTAGTTTTACAATAAACAGAGGGCTAAGCAATCTATCGACAGATAATAGGAAAAGAGATATAGCCCTTAAATCTATAAGTGATAACAGAGAAATGGTTGTTATCAACTACGATGCCCTTGAAAATTTTTCAGTCGCTTTAACTATCTATAATCCAGATATGATAGTTTTTGATGAATCACATGCATTGAAAAATCCAAAAGCTAAAGTAACAAAAGCAGCGATGATGCTGTGTGATCACAATCCAGCAACCAGAATAATACTATGCAGTGGAACACCGATAGGTAATCACGTAGGCGATATTTATTGTCAGATTAGGTGTATAAGCAGAAATATAATGCCTATTACATACAATGAATTCTTAACGAGATTTGCAAAGCAGGTAACAATAAGGGCTAAACATACGTCTAGGTCATTGATTAAATACACTGGATGTCAAGACCCAGGCAATCTTATGAAGATAATAGGGCGCTACTGGTATAGAGCTACCAAAGCGGCATGCTTAACACTTCCAGATAAGATTCACAGAACTGTATTAATTCAGCTTACACCGGATCAACAGAGATATTATGCAGCAGTTAAGGAAGATGGCGAACAAGCTCTTGGAAGAATGTTGAGTTTAACTGGAGAAGGTGTAGCTATCATAAGACTTCAGCAGATAACAAGCGGTTTTATCACACGTTTTGAAACAGAACTAACAGAGTATGGTGAGATAGAAACTAAATCAATTGTACAAATACCATGTGCAAAAACAGAATGGTTAAGAACATGGACGTTTGATAACTTAGTTGAGTACCCAACGTCGCGTGCAATAATATGGTGTAAATTTACACCTGAGATTGAAAAGATTACATCTGAACTTGGCAGAATATTAGGTTTTACTAGAGTGAAAGCCGTAATAGGAAAAACTAGTACAGATGATATAGATGCTATAAAGGAGAGTTTTAACTCTAGGCATCCAGATGGCGTTCAGGTTATAGTTGCACAAATAGATAAGATGTATGCAAGCCATAATCTTCAATCATGCGATTTTAATATTTACTTCAGCAATTCGTGGTCATATATTAAGAGGGCACAATCCGAAGATAGATCTCATAGAATGGGTAGAACAGAACCTGTTCAATATATTGACCTAGTAGCTGAGGGAACAATTGATAAGTTTATCGTAGAAACCTTAAAGAATAAAAAAGACGTCGCACTTAGACTGGCTCCAAATACAGTATCTGGTGTTGATGCTATAAGTTCTTAAACAATGGAGAAATAACAATGGCAACAAAGAAGTTAAATATACTTGGTATCGTTATTGGTTGTACCTTTGATGATATTAGCGTAAATCCAATGGCACATATCAACGTGTTTCCTGAACGTGAGGGACAGTCAGAGTTTGTAATTGTGTTTAGGGAAGATGACATAGCTACGATGCACATTGAAGATGAAATGGTAGCAAGCGTAACGCTTAGGGTTAATGTAATGGGTTCACCAGGTAACTTCCCAACTTTCGGTGATGCACTGACCGATCCGAAATACTATGAAATAAGTCAGGGCTGGTACCTAACGAAAAAACAATACTCGCTTCTTGTTGAGGTGATTGCAAAAAAATGCAAACGCTATAATATTAAACCAGATGGCGAATTCAGTGTGAGACATGAAGATGAAAACGCAATTCCATGTATATCGTTTGACTCAGACTACTCAAAGAATCTGCTTAGTCCAAATCTAAAGAAATCAGTATTCATTGCTGACGTCAAGGAAAAGCTCAAGAGTATCTAAACAAGCGAAAACTCGAGTGTCTCGGGTCAACCCGGTCTGGGGTAAGATCTTATTCCCCGTTCAATCCAGGTTGACCTACCCCTTAATCTAAAACCATGTCCCTTGTTACACTAGACCAAATTTCAGATCCATTTGTTACTGCATGTATTTACGGTACAAACGGGGTTGGTAAAACGGTACTTGCATGCGGTTCACAGCATCTACGAACTTTTGTATTCGACTGTGAAAAAGGTATGCTAAGCGTGATGTCAAAAAAGACTGATGAAAAATTAATTGCATCTGGTCTGCCACCAATAAAGAGAGAAAATATTAGGGTTTGGACGTGTGAAAACTACAGCGATTTTGAAAAAGGCTTAGAACATCTAATTGCAAACGTTGGAAGATATGATCTTGGCGTAATTGATACATCAACCGAATTGCAGAGGATTGTTTTAGCTGAAGTAAAAGCCAAATCAAAGCATATTATCGCTGACCAACAGGATTGGGGAAAAACCCTAGATGTTATGGAAGCTATGTGCAGAGCTTTTAGAAATATGAAGATGCACTCGATCTTTACTGCACATGAACGTAGTAAAACTAATCCAAGCACTGGCAGTGAATTCTATAGACCATTTTTTCAGGGTCAATTCGCTGACAACTATGGTAAACATTTTTCTTTGATCGCACGCTATCAAGTGGTGGATCAACAAGTGATCGACCCTGTAACTGGTGCAGTATCAACTAATGTTATTAGGTTTTTGAACTGCATCCGTGATGGATCTATAGATGCAAAAGATAGATCAAGCGCTTTAGATAAATATGAAGTGCCATACCTTGACAACATACTATACAAGATTCAACAGGCCGTGAACCAATCATAAGAGGAAAAACAAATGGAAGTTCAATACGATGCAAATAATCAGCCGTTTTATATTAACGAAAACGGTCAAAAGTTTATTGTTTCAGGTGGTCAATGGGTTCCAGCTCCGCCTGAGCCGGCAGCTGTTCCAGTAGCACCTATGCCGATGGCTCCTGCAGCTCCTGCACCACCCACTGTGCAAGCAGCTCCAGTAGCTGATATTAATGCAATTATGTCTGCAGCTGTACCAGTTGCATCAGGCAATGGATCTGTTGACGGTCTGTATGCAAACCTATCGACAGTTGATGATGCAAGTTTCAGACTAATTCCAGCTGGCACTGAGGTTGTAGCCGTCATCAATAAGGCAAGCGTGGAAAAATCTGGGTCTAGCGGCGATAATATGATCAAGCTGGAACTAAGCGTCGTTGAGCCAGCAGAATACAAGGGTGTTAAGATATGGGATCAGGTTGTTCTCACAGAGAAGAGCCTGTGGAAATATAAGAGACTGTGCCGTGTGTGCAATCTCCTTAGCCCTGATGGTTCTAGGTTTGTTGGCAGCGGCGTTGAAAGCTTTAAGGGTAACAATATTGCATTTAAGGTGATTGAAGAAGAGTACAATCAGCGACAGTATAACAAGGTTGCTGGAAACTATGAATTTCCATCATCTGGCGTAGCATCTCCACAAGCTAGCGCTCCAGCTACCGTAGCTATTCCAGCGGGCGTACCGTCAGCGGTTCCTCAGGCGCCTGTTGCCGCGGCTGCTCCACCTAGTTGGCCAGTTGCTCCTGCAGCAGTTATGCCAGCGGATCCAGCTATGCCAACAATGCCAGCAGCTCCAGTGGCTCCTGCAGTACCTGTAGCACCTGCTCCAGCAATGCCCGCAGTTCCAATGCCGGTTATGCCAGCAGTACCAGGCGTTCCTGGTTAACATAGTCAGACAATATAGTTCTGCATATCGGCCCGCTGCATATATTGTGGCGGGCTAAAAAAACAAAGAAGCCAGTGGATGAAAACAGAACTCACTCAAGAACTGAGAAGAATAGGATGGGACGAATTATATGAGCGGTACGTTCCAGGTTTAGCTCCTGTAAATGCAAGAGGCGAACGTAGAGCTTTATCACCGTTTCCAGATACCGTAGATAGAAACCCATCGTTTTCAGTTAATGTCAACGATGGATTATGGTATTGCTTCAAGACAGATAGAGGCGGCGATTTTGTACGCTTTATATCAATTATTGAAGCAGAAGATTTTGATAACGAGACTGGATTAGCTATAGAGGATTATGCTTCTGCTGAAAGAAAACTCATGCAGGAGTATGGTCTTATGAGATCTATTGACCGCGCCTGGGTCGATAGATGTAGGGATATACTGTACTATGATCCTGCAATAAGAGAATCCTTACTCAGATTTAAGCCGTGCTGGAATCCCCATATTCTATATCAATACGGTATAGGATATTCAGAAGAGCATAGAAGGTTTACGATACCAATATTTGATAAAAAGGGTAACGTAATAAACTGCAGACTGTACAGGCCAGGTGGTGAACCAAAGTTTTTATGGCTAGAGTCTGGAGCTGGTGGAAACTTTCTATGGCCAAACATTGGATGGGTAGAAAAGAGTGTAATATTAGTAGAGGGTGAAACCGACGTAATTACTCTCAGATCGTATGGTTTTCCTGCGATATCAGGTACGGTTGGAGCTGGCGGAGTAGTGCCAGAGGGTGAATGGTATAGAAACAAAACAATCTACATATGTACTGATGAAGATGAAGCTGGAAGAGAAGCTGAAAAAAATGCCATAAGAACTCTCAAGAGAAAAGCTGAAAGAATATTCGTAGTTAAATTACCATCTATACCAAACCAGCCGGATAAATACGATATAAGCGATTATGTATCCTATCTCATGTCCGTAGGACTTGAGTACGAACAGATTCAAAGGTACATATCAGAGCTTTTAACACACGCTGAGCAAGTAGATAGTATCGATGATGTATTCAATCAAGAGCCAGATGATAGCTCTTTTTCAGCTGCTATAACAAGCGAAAACCTTGGTAAAAGATTACGTTTCCAAGCTAGAGTAGCTGCAAAATCCTCAAGTAGATATATCTTACCAGTAAGATTTGATGTTCACTGTCCAACAACAGGGCATACATTTTGTAAGAAATGCCCAATGAGAGAGCAATTCCATGGACATGCAAGTTTTATACATGACCCTAGATCTAGGGATACATTCAAGCTAATACAGGTAAGTGATGACAAGCAAGCTTATGTATTAAGAACAGCAGCTGGAATACCAGATAAATGCACAAGTTGTGAAGTTGAAGTGCAGAGCGCTGTAAATATTGAGGGTATCATATTAAATGATGCAGTAGATACTAGGACTACGGAAATAGACCATGATAGAGGTAGAAAAGAAGCTCTAGTTATTGTACCGTCAGCCAATGGAATACAAGAAAATAGAGATTATACATTAACCGGCTTTGTATACGCACACCCACAAACTCAACAGGGTGTATTCCTAGTAGATGGATTTAAGGCGTCAACAACAATGCTTGACAGGTTTGAGTTATCACCTGAAGTTATAACAGACCTTAAGATGTTTCAGCCGCGTGAAATGTCAGTGTTTGATAAGTTAATAGATGTAGCCAATGATTTAGCTGATTCAATAACCCTAATAAAGGGGAGAACGGATTTACATTTGGCATATAGAACAGTATGGCATTCTGCACTGCATTTTAATTTCTGTGGAAAAACTATACATAGGGGCTGGATAGAATGCCTAGTCTTGGGAGATACAAGGTGCGGTAAATCAGAGGCTTTCAAAAGACTCTCAGAGTTTTACGATATGGGAATACTCGTTGATTGCAAGATGCAATCTATTGCGGGTATTCTAGGTACAACTATTCAATCACAAACTGGTGAATACTACGTTACGGCAGGATTAATGCCGCAAAACGATGGTAGGGTAATGTGTTTTGATGAATTTACGGTGCCTAGAAACTCTACTGTTCCATCAATTATTGAACAGCTTTCATCAACAAGATCAGATGGAATCGTAAGAATAAGCAAGGCAGCATCAGCAGAATTTAAGGCGCGTGTTAGAAGCATATGGCTTGCAAATCCAGGGTTTGGTAAGCTGATAATGCAACACTCAGACTCTGGGGTTGAACTTATATCACGCCTTATACGTCAACCAGAAGATATAGCAAGGTTTGATATGGCGTTATGTGTATCACAGGGTGACGTGGCACCGGAGATAATAAATACCGTATCACACCCAACTGAAACAAAATACAGTAGATCAGCTAGTAGAGACCTACTTATGTGGGCCCATAGTAGAACTATTGATCAAATCAAATTCGATAAAGAGGCAGAACAGGCTTGTATAGATGGTGCTATTGAAATGCACCGTACCTATGATTCATCTATACCGCTTGTTGAAATAGCGGATCAAAGAAATAGAATCGCAAAACTAGCAGTGTCCGTAGCAGCTCAATGTTTTTCTACTACAGCTGATGGCAGCATGATAATAGTACGAAAAGAACATGTCGAGGCCGTAAGGAAACTGTATTCAGTATGGTATGACAAGCCAGTTATGGGCTACTCTGTATATTCAGACAGAGTAAGAAATGACGATAGACTTACTGACGAAAATGAAATACTGAGAATATTTACAGAAACAGTAGCTCCAAACGGCGCAAGGCTTGCAGAAGAGTTAATGAGGCTTGATGAATTTAGTGAAAGATCTTTTGCTACAATTGTACCTAATGAGGGAATATTTACAAAGACAATACTTCAGATTCTCTATAAAAATAGAGCAATTCACTTGATTCAGCGCGGTCGAAAAGATTCGTATGAAAAGACTCCAGCGTTTGTAGTATTCCTAAAGAGATTTCTCGCTGAGCACAAATAGTTCTCGATGTGGTATAATGTAGTAGTTAACGGAGGAAATCATTGACTATCGAAGAGCTAGTGGCACAGAAGATCAAAAATAAAGATCGCAAAGAAAAAGAGACCCTCAATAAGGTGTCAAGACGAAGATTGAGAGTTATTCCAGAGGTTGCACCAGAACATGCGACATGCGACACATGTGCGTACAATCAATGGAACGGGGTTAATGAGGTAAAACTTGAGTGGGGAGTATGCGATCTTTGGGATAAGACCGGAAGACTATGCAATAAGCGCGGTACACCGGCCTGTAGATTCTGGAGACATAAAGCTCCTACAAAACTTCAAACTGAAAGATTTTATGCTGAAAAAATGTCAGGTGTAATAGCTGATATGGCTGTAGGTATTAAGTCAAAAGGTGCAAACGTTAAGCTTCAGCAAGTTAATAGACCGAAAGAGCTTGATGAAGATAAAGTTGCCCGCAGGCAGAGTATTAGAGATCAACTGCTTGCACTCAAAGATATATCAACAGAAGATGAGGAAAGTGACGACGAATGAATTTTACCCACCTGCATGCACACACAACTTTTAGTTTTCTTGATGGATACGGAACTCCAGAACAGATAGCTAGGCGAATTAAGGAGCTCGGTCAGGACGCGTGCGCTATAACTGATCACGGCAACATTATTGGCCATGTTCCATGTAGCATTGCATATAAAAAAGAGGGTATCAAGCCGATATTCGGTTGTGAGTTTTACATATGTGATGATATGACAGTAAAGGAGTATAAAAATCATGCTCCGTCGTTAAGGCAGGATGGTCTTCCGCATATAACAGTTCTTGCAAAAACACAAGAGGGTTATGGCAATCTTCTAAAACTTAGTAGAATGTCCTATGAGGTTGGTTTCTATACTAGGCCAAGGATTGACCATAGAGCTCTTATAGATAATCAAGAAGGATTGATTGTTCTCTCAGGATGCCCTACAGGTTATCCAACCAGAATGCTTAATATCCCTGAATTGGGAGAACAATCAATGCGAAACTGGTTGGAATACCTAAAGAGAAATATCGAAAACTATTATGTAGAAATAGTACCCCAGCCAGGATGGAGTACAAGTATGTATGCAGCTCCACTTTTATGGAATGCAGCTATAGCCTTAGGAATTCCTCCAGTTATAACAGCTGACGCTCATTTTCCAAAACCTGAAGACTATATGTCTCAAGATGCTATGTTAGCTGTTGGATTAAGAAAAACAGTCGATGATCCATCTAGAGAATTAAAATTGCCAGAGTATCAGTATTACTGCAGTGCTGATGAAATAGCGGAAAGAGCTAGACTTGTTTTGCCAGGGCTGGATAGAAAATTAATAGAGGTTGCTGTAAACAATTCACATGTGATATCATCATCGTGCGATGTTGAGATTAAAAAAGCTAAGGCTGTATCATTCCATGGTGCTACTGCAGAGAATACGTCAGATAAAATACTATGGGATTGGATACTTAACGGCTTAACAGCAAAATACTCTGAGGGTAAAATACCGTCAGAAAAATGGGCAGATTATTGCGACAGGGCTAAATATGAATTTTCTATCTTAAGAGATAAAGGTTTTTGCGATTACATATTGACGATTGCAGATCTTATAAAATGGATGAAAGGTCACGACGCGTTAATAATGACCCGTGGATCTGCAGGCGGAAGTTTACTGCTTTGGCTGCTTAATGCTTCAGAGACTGATCCAATACTATATGGATTAAGCTTTGAAAGATTTTATGATGCAACCAGACCGGATCCACCGGATGTAGATATCGATTTTGAACAGTCACGTAGACCTGAAGCGCTTGAGTACATATACAATATGTATGGCATTGATAAGTGTTCTCAGATAGCTGCTCTATCTAAACTGGGGCCACACGGATCTATCCAGGATGCGGCTTCTGCATTAGGTATACACCGTAAGGAATTTTCTGCTATATCTGAAGTAATTAATGACAAAGACTTTGACATGGAAAGTCAGCTGTCTAAAATTACAGATCCGAGAGCAATAGCAGTTTTGCAGAGATATCCAAGGCTGAAACCACTCATCTGTGGAATGGTTGGACAGTACCGTCACTCCTCTATCCATGCCGCTGGTGTCCTGGTTTCATCAGAGCCCTTAGATAAGGTTATCGGTGTGTTGGTTGTTGACGGTAAACCGATAGCAGCAGTAGATAAGTACGGGGCAGCATCACTAGGTTTTCTTAAAATAGATATGCTTAGTGTACAGGCGCTTGATATGGTATCTCTTGCAGCTAAAAAAGCTAGAGGTTCTATAGCATGGCTTTATTCATTAAAACCAGATGATCCAGCAGTATTTCAAACAGCCCGTAACGGAATGCTAACTGGAGTATTTCAGTTAGACGGTAGTTCTGCTAGTAGAGCTTTGAATGAGATATCCGCAGATGATTTCGGTGATCTAGTGGCCGCATCAGTTTTGTGTAGACCTGGCGCTATAGACTCTATACCTATTTACAAGCGTAATAAAAACAATAACGTTGCGTTTGAAGAATATCTTAGTAGTATGCATCCTATAGTTGCTGATATAGTTAGACCTACGTATGGTGTCTTAATGTATCAAGAACAGGTTATGAGAATAGCAAGAGAGCTTGCTGGATTTGAATGGAAAGATGTTCATAGGCTTAGAAAGGATGTTGCTAATAAGGCAGGCTTAGACCCAGCTACTGGAGATAAGTGGAGAGCTGAGTGGGGAGATAAATTTATCAGCGGGTGTATAGCTAATGGAGCTACTGAAAAAGATGCATCTTTTTGGTGGGATTCAGTGCAGCATCACGGTGGTTATTCTTTCAATAAGAGTCATGCTGTAACGTACGGTGTTATAGGTTATTGGATGCTATATCTTAAGACATATTATCCATCTAGTTTTTATGAAGCATACTTAACACTTGAAAAAGATGATACTCTTAAAAAGAGACTTATAACTGAATTTAAGAAAATGGGTGGAACAGTCGATCTTATTGATTATATCAAGAGTGGTAAACATTTCACAAGTGACGGTCCAATGAGACTAATAGGTGGATACGCTGACTTAAAATTCGTCGGTGAAATATCGGCTGACAAAATAGTAAAGAAAGCACCTTTTGATTCGCATGAAAAAATGCTTGCAGCGTTACCCAAAAGAACTAGAACGATGCTAGAAGCAGCACCTAATTCAGTGAGTGATCTAATCGATGTAGCACCATGGTTTCCGCTTGATAGAATAGACGATAATGATAAAGCAATACTTGCTCAGTATTCACTACCAACTGTAAGTAAGTTACCAGAAGGTGTAAAGTTTGACGGAGACATAAATGTTGCTGGATATGTAACATCAACTGATTTTTCACGTGACAGGATCATGATTACACTTGAAGATCCTGGCAAAATTGTACAGGCAAGAATACCAGGTCAAAAAGTTCAATCTATAGGCGGACCGTTTAGAGAAATATCAGTAGGTGATTTCATAGTAGTTACTGGATGGTGGTCCGGTGATAGTTTGTTCATGAAACAATTTGGATATCTGAGGAAAAAAAATGGCTAGTAAAAAAGAAGAAAAAATAACTAAGCAGGTTAACAAGAATGAGCATGAGGTATTTGACTTTCCTCTAACTCCAGAAAACTTACCGTACATAAGAGTCACAACGGTTGCAGCTTTAGAGCAGTGCCAAAAAGGCTGGGCATCCCGCTACTTACTTGGACAGGAACAGCCTGTAGTAAGGAAAAAAGGATCTATTGACTATTCTGAGGTAGGTACGGCTGTTCACGCCATACTTGAAGACTATGAGCGATCAAGGAATCCAAACCTACTTAAAGATGGCGAACAGATTGTATTTTCACTATTTGAACATCCATCATACAGTCTGATACCAGAATCTGAGAGAGGTGCTGTAAGTGATATTATAGAGCGTCAACTAGAGATTGAATCACGTACTGAGAGAGTATTGGATGTTGAGTTTGAGTTTGAGTTAAAGTGGAGAGATGGAGCACCACCTATACGCGGACATATTGATAAGCTCAATATAACAGAAGATGAGTCGACAATTATAATTGTAGACTATAAAACAAACAGAAGGTTTGAAGATGTAGCTACGTGGAGAAAAAAGATCCAGCAAATGCTTTATGCATGGGCAATTAGACAGTTGTTTCCAGGAAAGAGGGTTGTATGGAGACTGGTGTATATTAACCTTGGTATACCAGCACTTGAATGGGTCACCAGTTCTGCAGATGATGTAGAAGTAATGGCGAGAGTTAATGAAGCATGGGATAAAGCTATAGAGTCCGCTAGTAATAGAAAAGATGATTGGGATATATCTACGTACAGAGAAACTCCTAATGATAACTGTAACTATTGCCCAGTCAAAGCTTCATGTGATGCCTATAAAGCTATCACCATTGACTTTACCAGTAGTCTTATATCTGTTATCACGCAGGATGAAAATTTAGACCCAGATGCAGAGCTTAAGAAAGATATACTTCAGTATGAAAAATTATCACTTACTGAAAAGTTAGTATCAAAAGCTATAGAAGAACTTGAGGCTAAAATTATAAACGCGCTAGGAGAAAAAACATTTACTTTTGAGGGCAAGCAGTATTCTGTTACTAGCGGTAATTCAACTAGGCAGGTAAAATTCTCACGCTTATGGCCGGTACTACTGCATATTGATAATAGTTCACCATTTGCTGGAAGCTGGATAGTTGAAAACTTTGACAAACTATTTTCAGCTAAGGTTGGCGGAATAGACGAGCTTGTAAAAACTATCGATCCAGCTTACGCGGCTATGGTGAAAGAAGTCATTGAAACTAAGAAATCTGATAAGCTTTCTCTTAGTTCTAAGAAAGCACAGTCTAAATAAAACGAGAACTCGTGATGCACGGGTTAAAATTGACAGGGTATAATGAAATCAGCTTCCAACAAAGGGATGCGGAGTCGGAGAATTTCAAATGAGTACGATTGAAAGATTTATCGATGGATTGCTACAAGAGCAATCTAATAGAGAAACGTTTACTATGGATAGTGGTAGGGGAACTATCATTGACATTACTGAAGGTAAGCCATGGTCAAGCTCGCTTGTTCCAGTATCTATTGCGTGTAGTACGTCAGATACTCGCTTTGCACCATCGGCGGATGGAAAGAATATTGTAGTTGATGTCCCAAACACTGACAAGAAGCCAATTCTTACTGAGGACGCAATGAAAAATCTATCAAATATCATTGGTGTACCAAATAGTGTTTTTGGTAAAATCAGTAATGGACTTGGCTCTCAGGTGTTGAATGAAATCTCTGCGAGTATCAACAAAGAAATTCAGTTTACAGGTCGTCCAGAGACGGACGATACTCCTCCTCAAATCTATGGTGTTTCGCCAGGCTGGAGAGAAACTTGCTCACATTCTGAGATTGCTGAAATTGCTTGGAGACAAGTGTCAAAACTTGATAAGTCTACTGTTGTTGATTATTACGTTGAAAACGGTAGTATGATGACGATGCGGCTTGGAACCTCTATTCAACAAACCGTAACTGATAAAGTTGGAGATGTTCTCGGTTTTGGTATTAATATCGAACATGTCTACGGTAGACATATTGATGTTTCAATGTTCCTTAAACGACTGGTATGTCTCAATGGGATGATTAGGGAAGTCAGCGATTATAAGTGGAACAATAAGGGGAGTGGCGACGTTGCAGATCAGCTTGACTATGTTATTGCATCTATCAATGATAGCTTTGGCCTGTTTGAAGCTGTATCAAGAAAAGCTATTGAGATGGCTGCAACAAATGTCAACGGTGAACCTAGAGAAGCCTTGATTCAACGTGTTAGAGCTATGGGAATTCCTAACAGGTATATCCCTGATATTATGAACGCATTTGAGGCCGAACCTGGAAATACCGAATGGCATATGCTGAATGCAGTTACACGTTTTGCAACACACACTCTTCCGGATATTGACCCCCATCTTCAGAGAAAGGTATGGGCAGCATCCGGTTCTTGGACTAGTCAGTTTGATATGGTCACTGCAAGACTTCCAAGGCCAATCGCCGAAAGAATTGGCGCGGCTATGATTGAAGAGTAATCGCAACGTATTATGGCCCAATACACCTGTATGTCCAGTCCGGGTTGAGGGCCATATCCAACTTACAAATCAAGATGTTAAAACTTTTTGAAACAGCATACAATCTATACAAGAGAAACGGATTAACCGTATTTGAATCTATAGGTAAAGCACGTCAAGAAATTGGCTTTGTAGGTAAGATGAATAAAGCTGACTTAATGAAGATGGCCGAATTCATTAGGAGTGGAGCATATGCAAGAGCAAGAAAAGAATACGGAAAAGATATCTGACATGTTAGTTCTTTGTTTTGAAAGGCAAAAAGCTTTTCAAGAAAGACTTGGGCTTAAATTTCCAGAGTTTCCTGATTATGGTTCAATGGATACTGCAAGTATTGCATTAATGCTTGATGGCATTGATAAAAATGCAACCGCAATCATCATGGAAGGAGCCGAGTTGAAAGATTGGACGCCATGGAAACATTGGTCAGTAAACAGCGGTAATAAAGAGATTAAATCAAGTGATTTTGGAAGCGATGCCCATCTAAGAGAGATGAAGATGGAGGTTGCAGACATACTGTGTTTTCTGATCAATACTGCAATGTATCTTGGAATGACGCCTCAGGCATTAAACGCAATACATGCTGAAAAAATGGGTGTTAATCACGGTAGGCAGGATTCAGGAAATTACTAATGCCAATAGCGGTTACAAAAAAGGGTTGGCCCGTCATTACAAACAATGGCGGGCCTATTATAGGATCAGAGTCGGATATGAACATATCGAAAGATCATGTTATGGGACCTCTGATTCTTGCATTTATGGAAATAACAGGCTATGACCTTGCTGTTTCCGTTAGGCTTCCGTATAAGTTTATCTATGATGTTTTATACGGGAATATAACCAGTGAGGATGTTAAGGAGGGGAAAATAGGATTATGATACTGCTAGAAGGAGCAGATAGATGCGGCAAGACAACGTTAGGTAAAAAACTATTGGAGTATCTACCTGGTTGGAGTTTTCGTGGACACACTAAGCCGCCAGTTGATCCGTTTCAATATTTTTCATGGTTTATCGCTGATACACACCAAGGTATGGTTGTAGATAGGTTTCATCTATCTGAAATAGCGTATAGAAAAACATATAGGCCAGACTGCAAGGGTTTATCTGACAATCAGTTTAGAGTTTTAGATCTTGCAATGGCTTCAAAATGTACTATGATTCTATACATGGATGACGATATAGAGAGCATAGTATCAAGGTGGTCCGATGATGAAATGTTTGACCCATCTGGATTAAGTCTGCTTATGCAAAATTTCACTGAAGTGTTGGATAAAACAATACTTCCATTTCAATGTGGCAATCTACCCTCAGCACTTAATTCACTTGATAATGGAACATTATCCAATCTGGTTAAGGTAAAGCAGTATAACCTTGATGGAGTACTACCTCCAGCTAGTATAGGGATAGGTAACCCAACAGAAAGCGGTGGAACAGTTATCGTAGGCCCTCCACGCCGTATGTACATGGAAGAAAAATCATATAGTGGGTTTCTTCCCTTCTCTCAAACTGACCAAGCTGATAGATTCTGGGAATGCTTTGATAGATCTGGACTAAACCATAAAGACTGCTATTTTACGCATTCAGATGCTATTAATTCTGAAACATTACTGGATATTTGTAGCAACATAGGTACCCCTAAAAGGGTGATAACTATGGACGCAGAAGGTTCTTCTATTGCAGCAAAAGCGCTGTTTGATGGCAATACAAGTTTTCAGATAATCTCTATCGATTCACCGGAAGATTTGCCGCAAGCTGTTAGGAGCAATAATGAATATTTCTAGACCGTCTATTCACGACTATATGTTCGTTATAGCTGTAGCGGCATCGCTGCGTTCTACATGTAGCAGGCGTAAGGTTGGCGCTGTATTAGTAAAAGATAAGAGGGTTATAAGCACTGGATACAATGGTGCTCCACCGGAACTTCGTAACTGTTTTGGTGAGGGTTGTATACTCAATGGTTCGTGCATAAACACAATACATGCTGAGATAAACTGTATTATCAGAGCTAGGGAGGTTGGAGATATGCTTTTTTCAACTGATCAACCATGCCTATCATGCCTAAAAGCTCTTATAAGCCATAATCCAGATATCCACATCTATTACCTGAGACCATATGATGATCTAACACGCGATATGTTTATGGATATGCATCCAAAACTTAAAGAGCAGATACATCGCGTAACAGATACAGACAACCTAAAGGAGATATTCAATGAATCTATTGTATCCAGATTTTAATTCAGCTTACATAGAGCTTAACGATTTCATAAAAACATGTGGAACACCGTTAGATCCGCGTGGATTGAAATGTAAAGAGGTTAGACCGGCGTCCTTTACATTGCTTAATCCACATAAGTCTCTTTATGTAGGAGTAAAGAGAAGATTAAATTACAGATTTTTTGCAGTAGAAACAGTCGGATATCTCGGCGGAAGATCTGATAAGGATTATATGGATCTATTGTGCCAATCTAACCAAAACATGAGAAAGTTTGAAGGTAAAGATGGTACGCTTGAAGGGGCATACGGTCCAGTATTACAAAAAAGTCTATATGAAGCCCAGAAAATACTTGAAGCTGATCCGCATACTAGACAGTGTGTATGCTCACTATGGTCACCAGGGATAAATGATAAGATCTCTGTAAACACGATGTGTACATGTCTCCTTCAGTTTATGACAGGTGATACTGGTAAGTTAAATATGTCGGTTTATATGAGAAGCAATGATATAAACTGGGGTACTCCGTACGATGTAGCTGCATTCTCAACTATACAAATATGTATGGCTTCATCACTTGGTATGGATGTGGGTACATATACACATATAGCCGGTTCGCTGCATATATACGTAGACAACGCTCCTACTATCGAAGACAGTAATGCAATGCGTAATATACGTATAGAGCCTGAATTTATTATACCTAGATATGATGATCCAGGTAAGTGTCCATTTACACACATAAAAGATAGACATAATCAGTGGCTCGATGAGTTATTTGATCACAAGGTAAAGAAAGATTGTAAGTGGAATACGTTTAAGTCTACTCTATCAAATGATTCAATGTATTGGCATTTTATGGATTGCTGCGTAAGATTTTCCTGGAAGCAGCATATCTTCAACCATCAGGTTGGTTGAGGCCAGTCAGAAATGATCCTGGAATGAAACGGTTATGAATCTACCGATACCCCTGGAAAGATCTCTTTACCAAGGAATTGTCGATGGGGCAGCAGCCGAGGGAATCTTGCTCATAAGAATAGCCGATGGTTCCCTCGGTAAAAAACCATTTGATATATTTGGATTACATTTCAATGGTAGGATGATATGTATCGAAGTTAAGGTATCAAGAAAAGCGATAACTGAAAACCTTGACTATAAATGTCTTGAGACACATCAGAAAAGCTATCTTGACATATGCGCAAATCGTGGTGCATATTGTATCGTGCTTGTTTACGATGTATTCATGGGGAATATAGCTGCGTATGATCATGTAACGGGAAAAGAAATAGCCCGCCTCACCAAAAAGAACCAAAAGTGGACGGGCTGGCTGGATATTATAAAAGCTATTACTGCCTCTGTATAACTAGCGAGGCATTGTACACCCCTGATCCGGTTCCAACCTGAGTTACATTTAGGCGAATTTTATCACCTGAACTAACAGTGGTAGAAAACGATGTAGTTGAAGCTTCATAAGCTGAGGATGATATTGAAACAGCAGTGCAACAGTCGGTGGCAGTAGAAGCAAAATCACCAGTGCTCGTTGCTTTCTGAACCTTGATTTGAGTCGCTGAACTACCAGTAGTTTCCTGCCTGATAGTAAACTTCTTCAGGTTATATATGTAAACTTCTCCTCCAGGTCCATGTGGCACAATAAATACTTGTCCGTCTGCACCAGTTGATGGCGTCTTCCCAAAGAAGAATGAAATTTCAGTAAGCCTTGTAATACTAGCTTCAGTGTCAAGTTTGTCCAGTGCAGTGTTTATAGTGACAACCTTTCCAGATTGGCTTTCTACGAGATATGTTATTCCTAATATTGGTGTTGCCATTAAAGTGCTCCAATCGCTGGTCTTCCGTATCCATCAAATCGACCGAGAGATGCATCTCTTCCATATTGATAGACTTTGAAATATATTGTACTCTGTATAGAACCAAAATCTGTTACCTGTGTTGCAGCAGAATAAACAGTACTACTTGCAGATGTTACGGTTATTACTCTTTTTATAGTACTATATGAACCATCGGTGAATATTTCAACCTTGTACTGCTCCACTGGTTCATCAAGTGGACAATCAACGTAATCAACTAGGTCTGCTGCAGCAACAAACCTAGATCTTCTAACCCATGATATTGTTGCATTATTAGATCCGTCTCTTAATATATTAAGATGACATGGTGAAAATGGAAGTCTTGATGCGGCTTTGTATATTACAGTTTGTGTAGATGGAGCAGATGAGTATGTTTTATTTCTTTCATAAAACTGGTAAGACACCACTCTTGGGGTTACATCATAAGCAGTACTAAAAGATGACGAGGTTGAATTTACAAGAACTGCGACTTCATTACTTACATGTATCCCGGTTGCATATTCAGTTCCACGTCTTCCACGTAATAATTCGCTTAACCTATATGTATTTGCGCCTATAACAGTTACAGTTTTGAAACTTATTATTTCTTCGCCGACGACCATCATATTTGCACCATTAAGAACTTCTTCTTCTGTAGCTCCAGTTAGTGTTCCTAATGTCATTTCAATATCAACTGTTGAAACATTATCCCATACACCTGTAGGACCGTCGGGTAGTACGGATAAGCATAAACCCATAGTACTACCACTCTTGAAATTAAACGGGCTTGATGAACCGCCGAGAGTACCTATTGCCCCAACAGATGTTGGAACAATATTAAATACACCCCCGTACCAGCCTTGACTATCTGAACTGCATGCTGCATATACTGTTGCATGCATAGCATCATTATCTCTTATGGCATTTATATCTAGTAGTATATCAAGTGGAGGTGAGAATCCATTTACTGTACCAAGAGTTGTATTTGGAAGTGCTGGCTGAACATTCTGAGTGTAAACAGATGGATTGCAGGTGACACATTTTACAGATAATGGGCCAAGTACCCCTATAGAAATATCTGTTATTCTATGGAGTTTATATCCAAGTGGAGTGTTGATATTTATCAAATCACCTGGTGTTAAGAATAGATATTTCCATGACAGGGAGAAATCCCTAGTATTTCTTTCAGCGCTTGATGCAAAAAGCCACGCATAAGCAAGATTTCTAGCGTAAGAATCTGGCATGACAGCATCAATAGCAAAAGTCTTAAAATCATTTGACTGAACCCCTGACCTGTATGCAGGTTGAGAAAAAGATTGAAAGTCTTGATTTACAGACTTATAGTTTACCTGAACAGCTCTAGGTAGTTCAACCTCTTGTATTCTTTTCGGATTAAATCCATCTGAGGCAGATCTATTATGGCTGGACAGAGTGACACCAATATCACCGTACTCTATTGTTGCTCTTACAATTGTATTTTTTCTACTTATACATGTTATTTTTCCATCAGCTTCTATGAAATCATAAAGTAAGCCGGTAGATAATACATCGAGTACTGATCTTGCTTCTATGTTAGATGGTACAGTAAAACCAGTAAAAGAAGCTGAAGACATTGGACTAAAATCATATTCCGACGGTGATAGCCCACATTTTTCACATATCCAGTTAGCTATATTTTCTCCAGTAGCATCATCTGAGGATTCAATATCAAACTCGAAGTTTGGAGGCGATCCGCCAAATGGATCAAGATTAAAGTCCTTTACAACAATATAGGCCCATCCTTTATACGCCGGTACGTTTCCAACGCCATGTATAGCCTCTAATATCCAGTCTGGTGTTTGAGATGTTGTTCCACTATAGATGTTGAAGTTGGCCGTATCTACCTTACTTGACCAAACAGGAGTACCAGTCGTATTGTCATAAATTACTTCTTTGTTTGCAAATATACGTAATATATTTACAGGACCTTCACATATAAGTATTGCAAAATCTTGATTGTAGTGAAACGTTTCGGTCTGTTGACCTCCCCCGCCAGATCCACCTCCACCCTGATATGTAACAACTACGTGCTCTTTTACAGAGCTAGCATCAATTATGTTACCTGACAGTCTATCCCTTCCCCATACTTTTGGAATTGGAGCACCAACAGTAGAGGTTTGAAGTCTTATATCGTTGAGTTTTCCATTCTCAACAGTGCCAAGATCTGGTGGGAATAAAATACCTGCAAGCGTCACACCTATAGAAAACCCAAGTTGACTACCTACTCCAGGTATAGCTGCACCAAGTCCAGCGCCTGCTGCTCCAAGTATAAGTTCAGCTGCCATTTAACACCTTTAATCTATGCGATGAAACTATTCTATTTGGCCATGGACCAACAAGTGAATGCTCTACAACTTTATCAAGCGAGTGTATGATACCATTATCAGTATAAAAACCGCAATGCTGAGGGTTTTCAAATACATTCATGATAAAAATATCACCAGGCTCAGGTGTTTCAATCTCATCACAAAACATATCTATTATTCTACGCAAATCACTGCCATCATTTCTCTCTTGATAGCTTACAAAATCAAAATTTTCATCAACAACATTCAGCTCTTTACCTACGCACAGTAACAATCCAGCGCAATCAACTGCAACACCCTTTAATCTTCCAAGATGAAGATGCGGTGTTCCAATATAATCTCTTGCGCATACTACTACATCATTTCCAGTCATTGTCTAACTATCCTAAACACCATATCGTTACCAGGAATATATGGAAATCCTCTGAAATTATTAACATTTCCATAGGCCTGGCAAGTTGAAAACCGTCTATCACATCCAGCTATAATAGTAAATGTATCACCCACAGATATATCTAACTGTGTATCCTCTTGCAGTATGATTGACCCGCCAGTGCTACTTTTTATATCGCATTTAAGACCGCTATTTTGTCCAGAGGTCCATGTTAGTATCCCTAAATTAAACTTACCGTTCGGTTGAGCGCTAAGTGACGATGCTGAAAAAGTAGAGTTTGAACTTATGCTAGTTACAGTAGATGAAAACGTAAGCGATGATATATTCTTGCCGCATTCTGAATCGCCGAACTCTTTTACCTGGCATAATGGTGATGCAGTTCTTCCTATTTTTTGCTGCAATAGCTGAACTAAAGATCTTACTTCGGCTTCAAACGAACCTATACCAACAGAGACTTCTCCTATTCTACCAACTATAAGACTTATATGTCCAACACTAAGATCTTTATAGTTTACAAGCATTATTGATATTGATGCATTATCATACTTTCCAGATATAAGATCTGCCTCAAGTATATAGTTGCTATTTATTATACCAGCTATTCTTAAGCTATCCACTATTCCACCGCTGGATGTTTTTATTTCAGATGGATTTGCACCAGTGGATGCTCTGTATACTATAGATCCAGAACCGTCATCGTAAGCAATATCAGATGTATTGCTAGTAAAACCCATAACTTGACCATCAACCCTAGTTATTTTCCATAGAACACATAGGGTTGTTGTATCCTGCTGTATATGGGACAACATTCCAGCTGATATATTCCTCACATCCTTACCTCTGTTATTGGTATCCCATTCCAGTTTCCAAAGTGGGGACCGTCTAATGTTATGTTCATACTATCAGTATCAAATCGAACAACGATGTAAAACTCACCTCTCCAATGCGTAACTGTCCCAGACAGTTTTGTAAGTATTCCAGTTGTATAGTCTATACTGTAATGAACACCTTCGGTTAAGAGTGTTGACCCGTTATAAACAGTTACTGTTGTTTGTTTTGGCTTGATTATATTCCTGAAAGAATTAGATCCACTGTCATAGTATTTTTTTTGCATCTGGTATGTAGATACACCAGTGCTTAATAGATACCCCTCTTCGCCATCATCCGTAAGCTGAGCTGAATAATCAGACCAGTCCTTAAATAAGAACGTGTTTGCCTTACCCTTTCTAGCATTGAAGAAACTTATAAGATATGTTATCTTATCACGTGTATCAATGATATGTGATACGTCCCACGTCTTAAGTGGGATATCCCAGTTAGCATTTCTTTGCTCATAGCCACTATTAGATACAGCAACAGTAGTAGAGAATGCCGGACCACCCCTAGATCCGTATGAAATCTGTTCGTCAAAAACGATATTGTGGAACATTATCTCTTACCATCCCTTTTAGTATTTCTTGCCATTTCTCTTTGTAGGTCTGCCAGTATAGGACCTCTATTCTTCACCCATTCCTGAGGATTTGTAGCTCCATGAACATTTAGGGATACATTGTATGTATGAGAGGTTTCATTACTTCTACTATTACTATATGACTGATTTATATTAGAAGCAGCAACACTTTGCATATTTCTAACCATTGAATTTCTTGTGTTTATGGCTCTAGCTATATCGCCGGAGTTTATAATAGTACCAGAACCCTGTGGAACGAAAAGTTCGGGCCCCTGTTCTCCTACTAGATAAGGACGACTACCATACGCTTGACCACCGAGGGCCATCTGGCCTATTGGTGTTACGGTAGATCCACCTCCACCCATTGATCCGTCAAAACTACTGGATGATATACTCGGACCACCTCCGATAGCACGCATACCTAAGCTGAAAACAAGTTTGTAAACCTGTGCTTTAAGATAGTCAAGGGCCATCTGACGGAGCATTTGTCTAAAGCCAGATACAATGTTAGAAAACAAACCTTTGAAGCCGTCTTTCCATATCTTGTTTATAGTATCTTCAAATATTTTCGCTATACCATCTGATACATCCTTAACAAGATCATATTGCTCCTTATATTTATCCACCACCGACTGTATAGCTATAACCTGTTCAGCTTGAGCTCTAGTCAACTGGTTTTCAGATGTAAGGAGTTGTATCTGTGCCTCTCTTGAAGTACCATGTAACTTCAATAATTCTTTGGCTGCATCTTTCGAATACCGTAAGAAATTCTTACGCTGCTCATCCTCTAGTTCTTTTGCTTCCTTTTCTATATCCAGCAGCTCTTGTTTATTCTTTATAAGCAGTACGACATCTCTTATTTCAGCCTTTTTAGCTGGACTAAGATCTTTATACTTACCGCTTTGAAGTTCATAGTCCATGCGCTCAAGATCTGTCTTGAGTCCAAGTAGACTAAGTTCTCTCTGTAAGCTTTCTATTTCTTTATCAGCATCCAATGAAAGCTTGTTTGAGTCATACTGTTTAGCGAATCCTCTTGCAGTTGCAAATATATCCATTTTTGGCATATATTTACCGCCGCCAAAACTCTTAAACTGCTCATACTTTCCACCGGGTCCAAAGTTTCTATTAACCTCGTCGAGTTTTGTTTTGTCACCGAGTCTAGCTGATTCACCTGGAATACCAAATACAGATTCGAGAGCTTCTCTCTTCATCTGTTCTCTATGTTTTAGTATTTCCTTTTCAACATCAGCTATTTTCTTTTCAGCTTCGTGCAGTTTTTTAGACGCGTCTATATCTTTAGCCTTTGCAAGTATTTGTTCATACTGAGCGTTGGTTAAATCTTTGTACACACCATACAGTCTTTCAGCTCTAACTTTTGCCTCTTCACTTGAGTCTGATCCAGTTATAAGCTCTTTGTTGTATTTCTTGAGTGCATCAGATACGAGATTATCTCCATCAAAGAGTTTCTTCTTGACGTCTATTTCTTCCCGTAGATTAAGTAGTGTATTTTTTTGCGTATTGCTTAACTTTCTTAAGCTACCCTCTTGAAGCTCAAAGGTAAGTCTTGCCTTAGCTGAATCATCATTGACTAAAGCGAGCTCCTCTCTTAGTTTTGCTAAAACTCGTGCATATTCGTCTATACTAGATGAAGAACCGCCGCCGCCTCTACCACTGCTCCTACCACTGCTCCTACCACCGCTATTACCGCCGCCGTTACCACCACCATTACCACCACCATCTTTAGGTTTGGGTGGATTTATATCTAGCTTAGTTATAGCCTCTAAAGCTTTTTTTGCATCCTCATATTCTTTATTAATATCCCTCATCTGAGAATGTGCTTCTGCTATCTTGCCCTTGTTTACCTGTGAAGCCATCATTTTCATATATGATGACTGAGACTTAAACTGTGCATCTCCAGCTGGACCTTTAGGTATATGCCAGAGCTCTCTTGCCCTATCTTCTCCACTTATACTATCAAGATCGCCGAGCTCACCATGTAGTGAATCGATACCTCTCTTAATACTACTCCGTCTATCTGCAATCTGCTGTATTTTTATAGCGGCAGTTGTTTGAGCAGCAAGTTTTGCTGCTGCAGCCTGTTCAAGTAGTTTAGCTGCAGCCCATTGAGATGCTTTTCCAACGTTTATAATAGCGTTATGCTGAGCATCATAGCCTATAACGAGATCCGGTGATAGAATCGATATCCTATTCATGATATCGCGCATCCTATCCTGTTGATCTGCCGTTGGTTTTGTTATGCCACGCAGTTTGTCTAGTTCTGCAGTTAATTCTACGGTTTTATTTGCATTATCAAGTTTAGCTCTAGCTGATTTTTCTGCGGCTTTCGCTTCTTCTAATAACTGTTCTTGAGTTTGAACTATAGGCGTAGGATCAAAAGCTTCCCATATCTTGTAGAGACCATAAAGCGCAGCCGCTACAGCAGCAACTCCTATCACTACTGGACCAGCTGAAACAGCTATTGCAGCAAGTGATCCACCAAAAGTAGACGCCGTAGCTACAGTTGCACCAAGTCTAATTGCTAGTAACGCTGTTCCTGTTCTAAGCAATGCAAAAGCGTCTATTAGTATTTTACCAGTCTTAGCGATAGTGCCTATTGCAAGTATAACTGGACCAGCTATTGCAACGATACCAAGTAGATTTGCAATAGCTACTTTTGTTGAATCTGGAAGTTTCTTAAATTCCTCTGACAGTGATTTTATCTTGCTTGATATTGATGCAATTATTGGACCAACAGCGTCGCCAAAACTTAGCATCGCTATTTTTGCATCATTTACTGCCTGCTCCCACTTGAAGCCAACCTGTTCTGTTGCTGCCTCAAATGCCTTGTTGAGATCACCTGAAGTATCTCTCATCCTGTTAAAGATTTCGATTACTTCTTTAGACTGCTTACCGGTAAGGCTTAACACACCAGTTAAGCTTTTCATAGAGCCAAAAACGTGTGATATTGACTCTATGTTTCCACCCATAGCATCTTTGATATGTAACAAAGTGCCTATTAGGTTTTCCTGAGCTTCTTTTCTTAGTTCAGCAGCGCTTAATCCAAATTTAGCTAATTCTTTTTGAGCCTTACTTGTTGGTTCTGCGAGTATACTTAGTATCCGCTTAAGTGCAGTTACTGATTCAGCTGAATCAAGACCAACTCTAGTAAGGCCAGCGATAGAGGCGCCAACGTCCTGAAATGATATTCCCATTTCAGCGGCTATTGCTACGACATGACCTATAGACTTAGCAATAGCATCAGCTTCACCTTTACCCTCTCTAACCGTAGCTATAAGAGTATCTGTTGCCTGAGCCGCAGTTAGAGATGTACCTTTATATGCATTCATAACTGACGTTAGTGCATCAGCTACTACCTTTGTTTCTCCGAGTCCTGAGGCGGCTGCCTTAGCTGAAAGATTTAGAATATCAAGCGCTTTAGAACCTGACATACCAGATGATGTAATAAAATACATTGCATCTGCAAGTTCCTTTGGAGCTCTAGCTGTTTCGGAGGATAGTTTCATTATATCCTCTTTCCAGGCTTTAACCTGCTCCCTAGATTCACCGACAAGGCCGACTATCTTAGCCATCGACCTATCAAACTCCATGCTGAGATGACCTATTTCACCTATCAGTGCAGTAATGGGAATAGTTAGGCCAACAGTCATTGTTCGACCTACACTAACTAGATTCCCAGACATTCTAGTCGAAGCAACAGCAAGATCGCGCTCGAGCTCTCTGAACTCGGCGCGAACCTGCTTGCTAGCATTTTTGAATGGGTGTGGGTTCCCAGTTATATTTATGATAAGTTCGGTCAGAGTAGGCATTTATTTACCCAAAATGTTCCTTAGAAGCCTGCATCTGCTTTTCAGCAGCATCTCTTTGAGATCTGGCATCAATTTCAGCAGATATTTTCATAAGAGCTCGGTCACGCCATAAAACTGAACGTGTTTCAAGCTCCCACGGCGGTATTCCAAGCTCTTTTGCAGCCACCATCAAATGATACCATTGTGGCGGCTCATACTCTTCCCAGTTACCTCCAGTCGCAAGGTATCTTGTTAATCGCTGGAGTTCTTCTTTTTTGGCTGCATATCAACGCTAATAGCGTCAAATATCTCTCTTATAACTGGATACGGAACCATACTGACATTGTCATATGATATTGGTATCTGTATACCTTCATCATCTAGGATACTCCACGACGAAAGTAGTTCAGTGATAATACAAACAGTATAGTTTTTAACTTTACCATCTTCTTCAGAGACAACCTCTCCTTCAAGCTGTCCCTTTTCAATCACTTCACGTATTTTTTCTTCAAACCGTGGCGTAAATTTACCTGGCATATACTTGATATCAATGGTAGTTCCAATGATATCAACATTAACAGATAGATCTCTCGTGATACCCTTGATAACTGAGAGTTTAACGCCTTGTATTCCTTTTGATGACATGTCTATATTTTTCTCCTTGAGAATATGCTGCTACACTTAGTAGCCTGTTTTGCCGTTTTCGAGTATCATCACAAGAGTATTTCCCCACCCAGCATCTTCTGCAACGGTAAGTTCATAGTTTGCTTGATACACTCCATCAGTGTCAGAAAGATTACCTAGAGCGGAAACCTTAACAAACGCTTCGATGGCAAACCTATGTTGAAGCGCAGTACCAGATATATTTGGCCCAAGAGCTTCTATACGGATGAATTTGCCTGTTCCATTACGAGCATTGGTGAGCAAGCTCATGCCATTAGAGTCAGCTTGAAGTTCAAGGTTAAACTTAATGGTTGCAGGAGACTCAGTATGCTTAAGGAACGACCCAACTGCAGAGTCCATAACCCAATATGGATCAGCACGGTTTCCAAAGTTAAAATTAGCAACTCTGGCTCTAGTTAGTTTTCCAGCCGAAAGACCCGCATAAGCATCTGACAGGTAGATACTAATATGGTTCGGAAGTATTGGTACTAGATTATCCTCGACAAAACCACCAATTGTAGTTCTACTTATAGTGGCACTAGGTGAAGCTCCACCAGTAAACGCGAGGTTTGTAATTTCGGCTACAGGTTGCGGTTGACCAGCCATAGCTGTACCAGAGAATGTAATATCAAAGTTTGTACCGCTAGGATTGGTTACAGCTACTCCAGATGCACCAATTGTTCCAAGAGCGTTGAGTGCCGTCTGAATATTAGTAGCAGTTGTTCCACCGGTTGTGCTATAGGTAATGTTTGCAGTTTCAGCTCCCTTGAAGCGTAATCTGAAAGTACCTCCAGTTGGTGTTCCAGTAACAGAGATTCTTTGAACTTCATTTACTCCGCCACTCAGTGTTATTCCATCAGTAATTGCACGAGCAATCATAGAGCCATTCATTTCAGCGCTATTTCTACTCATGTTAATACCGAACGAATCAAAGAAGCCGTATGTGACCTGATGAGCTCTACTATCAGGTGTTCCGTATTCAAACGTGTATGTTCTTATAGGCTGTTCAAACCTATTGTCATAACGAAAGACGTGAACATTTTTAGTATCAGAGCCAACAACAATAGCTGAACTCTGAGGTATTCCAACAGCTGACGCAATGATATAACCCATTTCGTCGTAGTTAGGAATTCCAGTTAAGCCCGAACTAGCCCACTCCTTATTGAGCATCTGAAGCTGCTCAAGCTTATTGCCCTGTGGTCTCCAGCTGCTGAAATCTGCGTTAGGAGATGGATTTACCTTGAAGCCCATTGCTCTATTAGTGCAGGTTACAGCGGTACCTGGCGTGACCTCTTTGCCGAAGTTAATTTTCTGTTTAACAGATTCTCGTTCTGCCATAAAGGTATCTCCTATGTCGTGCCAATATACCACTAACCACCAGGCATCAATCTCCCTGGTATCGGTGGTACATTCGTTTCCTATTATAGACCGTCTTGCGACCAGACTGATCTGGGAATTTAGCTCAGATGCCGTCCAATTGCGCCCCCATTTATCAGTTGGGCTACCCAAAACAGTTAACTGTGGAAAATTTTGTGTCTGAAGTTGCTTAATGGATGAGCAGAATGTATACCCTTGAGAGGTAAAAGCCATACCGACATCAAGTCTATCATTTGAGCCAGAGCCAACTATTATCCTTACATGGATCAATCCACTATTATAGACTGGCGACGATACTATGTCGTTGAAACCTATCTGGATATATCCTATATTTACAGATGGAAAATCAGACCCTCTATATCCGCACGCCCTATTCAGTTGAACAAAACCAGAGTAAACATCGGGAGGCGGAGGTGGTGGTATTTCCTCCGGTATCACTTGTGGATCATCTGGTATTTCAATGATGCCAGAATCACCGGCTTTTATTTTCAGTGCTGCTACAAGAGAATTTTTACGTAATGAGCTCGCTAGGTATCCAGCGCCAGATGTTTGGTTAACCTGGTCTGGATCATACCAGTGGTCACCGACATTCCCAAACTGAGATGGATAAACGCCCTCTGGGTATGCTTCTATATGAGAAGGTGCAGTGAAATAACCGTCAGATATAAATGTTACATTAGTGTCGTGGCTTACAGCTATGTTTGTATTAAATAGCTTACCAGCTATATCTGACGGGGATAGGTAGAAATCATATGTGGTTTGACCACTATTGCTTACATTTACGAGCGGGAAAGGATTTTTATCAATGCCGCCAAAATTGTAATACGTAGATGATTCTGGCTTAGCTACACGTATTCTTCTAATTCTAACCGAATACGAACCAGTGTTGTTTGAAAACTCGCCTAAACCATCGTTGAAAACGGCATAAACACTTCCGCCAGAGGATAACTGTACGAATCTTTTATTTGCATAATACGTACTAAACCATTGCCCAGTAGAAGACATTCCACCGCCGACAGGTCCTGTTACATCGTCTGTTAGATACCCTATCTTATCATCACTATATAGTGAGTATCTACCTATCCTGTAGGCGTCAATTATTTGAGTACTTGGAGATGGCGCTTGATTTGTTTGTCTAAAACATACAGCTAAACTTTTTTGTGGTATATTAACCGCATACGGTGTAGCTGATTGAGTGATACTACCAAGATGTGACGGATCTTCATTATGTGGATATCCGTTATAAAATGGAGGATTTGCGTACGATCCTTCTGGGTAACAAAAATCATTGCCGTTAAATGTAACCCCTCCACTTACTGTAAATTCTATGTATTCTCCAGCGTTAAAATCTACTAGTTTTATCCAACCATCATTGTTTGCATTAACTACAACTGTTTTATCCTCAATGATTACTCTATCAGTTAGATTATTCTTATGCCTTACATACATCTCAAGGCCAACTATAACAGAAGAGTTTGGTATAGTACCTGACAGCAATGAAGACTTTATATGACTTGTTCTTACACTGGTTTGAACAGCCAATAAATCATCTAGGATGGCAGCATTAGATGAATTTGCCCATCCATGTATTGTTTCCGTTATACTACTATCTGGAGATATAATCGTTACCAAGTTTCATATTGTATCCAAAACCTATATTTGGACCACTCCCTATATTAGCAAAATGTTTCGTAAATACTGAAAGAATCTGGGGTTCGGCTTCTGTCAACGCTCTAAAAAAATACGGCCTTGCAGACATTCTGGCGGTACCAAACTCAAGGTACGGAGCATATCTCGCCAGTGAAAAAACATTACCTACAAAAGCATCTGGATTTGGTTTTGGAGGTGGGGCATGATAATCAAAAGCATCTCTTCTACCAGCGCTGGATTTTCTATTAAGCTTTGATGTAAAAAGCGAATTTCTCCAAGCATTAGTAGTAGTGTCTGGTAAAAAATATCCAGTTGTTCTTTTGAGATTGCCAGTTGTCTTAGGGTAGTTCCATCCCCATGAATCTATATTGTTTATAACTTTACCATATACAGTTATAACAAATTCAGATAATGCTTCTTTGGTAGCTTCTAAAACATTTGCATCAAGCTTATCAAGATCTTCCATAAAACTTCCAGACAGTGAAAGTTTAAGATCTATCATTGAATAAACAACCTATATGTTCCACCCAAGTATTGCCATATCTTATTTTCTTTATCAACTTCGGTAAAATGAACCGGAAATAGTCTTGTGCATGATAGTATTTTACCATAAGGTGTATCAGTCTCAGCATTAAATTCATCATGTATAACATTATGTATTAATGTTGATAGTTGATTTACACTAGCTATAGTATCAGATCTAGATATGCCATAAACTGCAACATCTACATACGCATGAACTATTTCATTACCAATCACTGTTATATCACTTGTTGCATTTACTGTAAATCCGATAGCTGGAAATTTAACAGTTGATGGAAAAGGTGTTTGCCCCACACGTGAGTTATCGTTATCCAGAAGCGTCATTATCGCTGAATTATTTCTGCACGCTGAGGCTATAAATGAATATGCAGCCTGTATCGGTGATGAAACTGATGGCATTATTTACCGTCCTGCATCTGAGATATTATCATTGAATGTTCCAGTCTTCCATCGCATGGGCCAAACATTTGATCTATTTCAAAATCGCCGTAATCTGAAACAGTTATACTATCACCTGCTTTTATTGCCGCAAAAGTATCGTCTGGTACAGTGAAAAATATGTAATAGTATATCCTATCACGGTCAATCTCCATAGACCTGGCAATATCAGATCTTATAGGAGACAACCTGCATAGTATTGGATTACTACGGCCCTGAAAATCACTATGTGTTCCAAAATCATCAACGGCTACAGTAGTAAGCTTAATAGTGAAAGTAGTATCGTAAGATCTTTTTAGTGATCTTCTGATTGCATTTACTGTTGCGTTTGATATTAACATCACCAGCTCGACGTTATAGAACCTTGAGTAGATATAGAACCAGATGAAGTAGACGATGGCGATATAGGATCCTCTATTTCTCCAGAGTCTATTTTTTCACGTATTTTTCTAAGCTCTGGTATTCTACTTAAAAATTTTGTAAGTATACCATGTCCTTCCTGTAATACATCTGGTTCTTTGCTTATCTTTGCAATCATTGCGTCGATAAGCTGTTTACATCCTCTGACCCACCCCAGCGAACTTATCACTGACGATATTGTTTCATCGCTTAAGATACCATTACTGTTTTGATTTTCATCTAATAGATCAGTATCTCCAGTATATAACCTAAACCAATCCTTATAGGTTGTTGGCGGATCAGAGAATGTAAACGTAGGCATGTTAGCTCTTCTTATAGTTATTCTTGAACCAGTTTTGAACCTGCTTAGCTGCGTCACCGTCGATTCCATCAACCTCGGTGATTGATTTCAGGTTAGCGATTGCATCTACAGTGGTATAACCTGACGCAATAAATAGTTCACGTGACGGCAGATCCGATGGAAGTTCTCCAGTTATAATACTATCATCCGTATTTTGCACTGGGGTATTTCCACTTTCATCCTCATCATCTTCAGTTGGTGTGGTGCTATTTGGAACAGCTGAACCACCTGTAAAAATAGGCGATGCTGGAGCAACTACAACTGTTTTTTGAGCCAGTGACTCTTCAAGGGATTTTGGGTACTCCGTTTCACCCTTCAGATAAATAATACCCTCAAAAACTGTATCTTCTGTCAATGGTTTTTGCATTTTTGTTCTCCGTAAAGCTTAAATGGGAACCAAGGTTGATCCCTCAGTTCCCATTATACACCCCAGAGGGTTAGTTTATTAGCTGATATTCTTGATTACGGCAAGCGCCTCAGGCTCAGTGATGACTGGTGCAGAAGTCTGCCAACCTTCACCTTCAATACGCGGAGGCTTATTGTCGTGTGGGAATAGCTTAACAACTCTACCAGGAGCAGATTCACCAACGCCTCTACCGATCGCTTGATAACCGAGTGTATCGGTCACTACACGAACGCTATCTCCAAGATCAAGAGTTTCATCACGGCCGGTAGTACAAACAAACACCATGGTGTTACCTGGCAGGAAGAACGAAGAACCAGTGCTTGTTCTATACTGAAGGTTGTACGTTTCAATCGGCGGAAGATCATCTCTTTGGAGGGCGGTGTTGATAGCAAGCAGCGATGCAGCTCCAGCAGCCGTCTGAAGAGAGCCAGCGTTAGTAAACGTGGTTAGACCACATCTCTGTTTAACGATTGCGTTACTAGAGAGAATACTTACAACCGGCTGTCTGGTGATAATCCTTGCAACAGTATAACCCTTACTTGCCAAGAGATTCTTCATTGCGAAGATATCAGCAAAAGGATCATAGTTATTGTTAGACCAAGTTCCACCAGCGTTAGCTCGGTGCCCAGATGGATTAGAATACGAAACAGTTTCCCTGAAACCATTTGCACCCTGTCGTACAATCTGTGCATCGACTATAGCCTGCCATCTCTGCGCTTCACAGAGCTCAACAAGACCGCGCACGATAGCAATATCTTGCCATTGGAGAATCTGAAGAGCGGCCTCCATACTAGGCTTAGTGCCTAGAATCTTTAGGAACGTATCGTATTCACGCCCAGAAAACTCACGACCAATATCGGAGTCTCCGAGAATGACATCGAACGAACCCAGGAGTTCCCCACCCTTCTTCTGAACTGGTGAATATCTAGAGCCATCGTTGGCAACGATAGTTCTATATCTAACCTGCTCTTCACGGTAGGCGTTCTCTTCGACGTTACGTTCTGGCAGAAGCTCTGCACCAATATAACGTCTAGATGGAAGACCAAACTGCGCAGCTGGATTCCTAGCTACGGTAGCTATAGAGCCATCCGTTCTAAGATTATTAAGAAGCGTCGTAAGGTCCATTATTAGTTAACCCCCAGTGTCATTCTAAACAACGAGCGAAGTTTCGCTTTTTGGTTAGAAGTAAAAGCAGAGAAACCAGGTAGATAGTTCTCGTAGACAGCAAAACCAGGCCTGACAAGATCAACTTCGTTGGCCATGTCAATATCGGGATTCTCGAAAGCAACGATGAAAATTTCATCATCAGTATCGAGGAATGGACCGTAACCTGTACCAGCGTCTCTTTCAGCAATGGTGCGCCCAAGAACAGTTCCGCTAGGAACAGCTCTCTTCATCTTTCCAGAGCCTGCATATCTACCAGTATCACCGCTACCTAGAGCAGTTGGAAGTGCAGAAACTGAAATAGAGGTAGCACCAGCAGCTGCAGCAGCGGTTGTGCGTGCAAACTTGGTGGTTCCAAAGTCAATGATCGCTCCAGATGGAATAGCTTCAGGAAGTGCAACAACGCTGATTGAAGTTGCATTAGCTGATGCTGAAGCAGAAGTAGTTACGAGGACAGAATCCTGCGCATAAAACTGCGTAAGATCCAGAATTCCTCCAGCTGGCATCAGCTCCTTTGGACTGATAAAGTCTGCCGCCCATCTAGGAGTAGTTAGATTGATTCCGTTATCGGTTATTCTCATCTTTCTCCTTGTTTTTCTTCGTTATTTTTTATCCTTGTCACCATAGAGATTCTTAACCGCCATAGCTCCTGCAGATTGCGGAGCACCCCCTCCAGCCGGACTACCCGGTCCTGATTGATGTGCCCAATGGACGCCTTGTTCCTGAGGTGATTGTACCACGAGCGATGGGAGATAATCTGGCAAATTTTCTTTGATATACGAATCAAGAGGTGTTTTCTTATCAGCTGAAACAACAAATGCTGTTTCGACACTGATTTTTTTACCATCCTTTTCGACTTCCATAGTTCCCATCTCTATGGACAGTGATCTTGCTGCAACTATATCCTTTAGAACTGCAGCTCTAAACCCGTGTGTCGCTGCAGCGTTAGTAGTAACCTGATCTTTTTTAAGAGTGCTATGCTCAAGCTCAAGTCCAGCGTGATCAGTTTTGAGCTTGATAATATCGTCAACTTTACCAGTGGCTCTATACTTTTCTAACTCTTCTACGTCAGCTTTCTTAACGATCGTAGAGTCTTCAGGAACGCCAGATTTATCTATACGCTCTTTGTATTCTCTATTTCTATTACGCAGCTCATAGTTTTCTTCTACAAGTTTGCCCAGTGCCGCATCAGAATCACCGCCGTTTTTGCCTTTTAACGCTGCAACAACTGCAGCTAGATCAAATTTACTTCCGTCTTCGCTCATATTTACTCCTTGAGTAGTCGAATCTTACCACGGTTACCCGTTAGAACCACCACCGTTTGCTCCAGAACCGCCAGCGGGACCAGGCGATTGACCCCCTGGATCATTTGTAGACCCCTTAGGTGAACCACCCAGCGATCCAGAATTGCCACCGCTTGGAGCTTGTATTTCAGCTATTTCTCTAAGCTGTTGAATATATTTATTAACGTCACGTGGAGGTATATTGAGGATATACTTATCAACGTGCGGCAAATGATCCCAAGAAAGTTCCCATCCGGTTTTGGATAGAGCTGTTACTATTTGAGCTTTCTCCATAGGTGTCGTAACCATCATCTCCTGTGTAATCTTGGACATCTCAGCGTCAATATTATCGCTGCCGAGTATTACCATAGCTGTTTGTCTACTTAATAGACCAGCTTTGTAAAGTTCAATGGTTATCTTCTTTTCTTCAGGAGTTAGCGGTCCAGTGTCTGGTTTTATATTAACGTTACATTCATACTTATCATACGATGTAGCGTTGCCATAAAAAATAGATGTTAGCTTTATAACAGCTTCAACAAGCCATTTTATAAGAGAATCAACCTGTTCCTTGCTTCTCAACAATGATGTTGCAAAGTTAGCTCTAGCCTGAACGCGTGAATCACCAGATGCAAAGCTTTCTCCAGCCATAAGCATATGTATCTGATCAACCTGTTGGAGTATAGCCTTGTATCCTTCAAGTTTAGTAGCTATAAAAGTATCTACAGGTACTGGGTCTTTATAACTTATATTTGGAGTTGATAAAGTCTTGTTTCCATCAGAATCCTCTACTTCTATACCCTTAAGATGCGTTACTACTCCGGCTCCAAACGCTAGTGGTGCAGCTCTGTATTTCTTTTTACCAGTTTGGTCAATATACCATTCGCCAGGTAAATCTGCATTCATTATAACTCTTTCTAAAAATCCAGCTATAACTATATTTCTAGACATCATTGTTGAAGCCATATTCATCAACCTCTGGTTTTCCAGCACTTGACTTGTTATCAGTGGCTTTCTATTAATCTGAAAAAAAATCGGTTTGCCAAGCATATCCTGCTCTACAAACGTTGGGTTTTGCAGATTAGGATCATCTTTCGACATAGTCATTATGCCGGTCATATTAGTGTCCTGATCAACAAAACATATCTCTAAATACTGATACTTTTTGTTATTTTCAACACTGTATCCTTCATATTTAGATATAGACACTCCAGCCATAGTAGAACCATCTATCACTGTTCCACTTTTTTCTGGATCAGTTGATTCTACAAATATCATCCTCATCTGATTGAGAACGGTATCCTTTTTCTGAATTTTGCCGCCTACAAGTATTCCGTAAGGTACGTACAGTCTTACAGCTCCACGCCCACATACTAACATATTAGCTACTGCACTGTACAATACCTCGCTAATATTTTTTTCCTGCCACCAGGTTTTTACAGCATCTGTTATCTCATCAAGCGCTTCGTCTTTTTCTACGGGTATCGGTTTTTCTTCAGGGGGTGATTCTTGAACCGGCGTAGCATTTTCTTGTGGCTTTGTTTTATCCTGAAGGAACCAAGAAGATGATGATCTGCCAAGTAAGGCTTCAATATGTCTCTTCACGACTTCTTCTATGATATTGTGTGATACAAATTGATTCTGTATAAGCTGCATAACTGAAGCTCTATTTGTATCATCAGTTCCAGGCGCAGGACCTATCCATGCATCACCGTCCTGCCAATGATCTCCGTTGTAAAATTTTCTAGCAGTAACGGCGGTATTATCCAATGATATAGACCCCAACAGCTTATCAGCTGAGCTGAAATCAAGTTTTCTAAAGATTCCTGATATTGACATATTTTACACCGATGAATGCGCAGTAGAAGTTATATTGGTTTGAGTTATTTCGTTTCTTATAGCGAAGCATATTGCAAGAGCATCAGCTCTGTCCGGTGATGGTACATTCCGCTTTTTCATCTCAAGTTTAGACTCAATCTTCATTTTACCATCCTCTCCAGTAAAACAGAGTATTGAATTGATCTGATCAATGAGGGTTGGATCATCCGGTATACTAATAAGATCCTCTAGGTTATGTTCTATACCTAGCACTCTATATTCATACACCTTTTCGAAGCGTTCTCTTAAGCACCAGTAGTTTTCAGCTCTAAAGTTCTTAAAGCGGTCCTTACTTAACTTGAATTTATTATCACCTACAGGCCATTTTCTGTTTGTACATTTAGAACCTGAGTTTATTCCATTAAACTCAAATGTTTGGCCAAAATCACCATTTTTAAGGTTAGCGCTAATAGCTGAACCTATAGATACCGAGTCATAGTTAAGTATATCTATCTTATATCTATTGCCTATAGATACAATTTTCTCAGTACTTTTCCACAGATCTATTTTTCCCCATGTTTTGATACCGAAAACAACTGGGCCATCGGCTAAAACAGCTACGTTATCAGCTGTTCCTTCATCTGCGACGTCATAACCTGCCTTACGTATACCACGCGGCATACGTAACCCCTTTTCTCTCAATAGCCAATCTGCAAAATCTATAGCTGCATCTACATAATGTGCCGGTATCAATATACCTTCGATAGAAGCTGTATATGAAATATCAAGCTCTTGAGCTATGATTACGGGATCTTTGATTATTTGTTTTTGCTTTTCGTACCATGGATAAATAACTACAGATTTTCCATCGAGCTTGTGTATCTCATATTTATTCTTTCTAGGATCATCTCTCCAGTGCATAGTGAAGAGCTTTATTGGACCGTCTGGCTTTTTTAACGCTTCCCTTCTTTTTTGAGCAAACTGATTGCCGTTTCCATTAGGAGTAGACATGTATATTCTTACTTCGGTATTCTGAGATAAGGCTGCATCAACCTTTTGAGCTCTATCAATAAATGCAGCTTCGTCAAGAAAATAGATGGAGTTTCTACCGCCTCTACCGATATTATCACCAGCCTCACCTGTTATGGTTGCACCGTTAGCTGGGTTTCTTATAGCAAGATGTTTGTCGTTTTTTTGGTGACTGTAACCTTCTGGCTTCATCCATTGCGGTAGTTTATCTATGATGATTCTAATCTTCTCAAATATACAGTCTGGGTCGCCAGCTTTATCGAGCAGGTCTTCTTTTCTTGATCCTATTGCACCTTTGAAACCTTGCCTAAAAAGCCAGCGATGTACTATGTAAAAGCAGCAGAGCCATGTTGCACCCATATCTCTGCTTTTTTCAAAAATACCGTCATATTTATTTTCTTCACATGACTCAAAAAAGCGTAAACATTCTTCCTGTCTTGGATACAAGATCATAGGTATAAACGGATCACCGCTTAATCTAGGATCATAAGTCCATCCAAATTCATTTACCCAATAAACTATATCTTTTGCACACTTAGCGTAAATAAGTGCACGTAGTTTTTCATTGCTGTTGTACAGTATGAGATTTTCCAATCTCTTCTGCAATGAGTCTGTTAAGTTCGGCTGCTTCCATTCTTTTGTACTCGTCGATTCTTGGGTTAACACTGACATGCTCCACTCTCTTTGTTTCAACTGGATCAAGGTCTAACATCTTGCTAATTTTTTCACTAGCTCTTAGTGCAACATCTAAAAACCTTGGATCTCCACTTGATGATGTATGCTTCTCTTTGGTTGTAGTTCTAGGCTGAACAGATCTACCAACTATGATAGCACCAACCACTGACATACCATCCTGCTGAGCATCTTGCTGACCAAGTGGATCACTCACTGGCATAACCGTCTCAGACTCAGTTACAACTGTTCCACGTATACTGTTTTCATAACCATCTAACGCCGCTGTTCTTATCTTTTCATGAACTGCAAGCTCTAAATCAAAACGTTCATCAAATAGCATTTTTCTACGCTCTTTGAATCCTCTCTTTATTTCAGAGCAATATCTACTAGTTCTGGTGTATGTTATATCAAACCCTCTTCTTTCAAGAGACTGATGTATGTCAGACGTTGACATACCCCTAAGTATGCAATTAGATATTATGTCCTTGACTTCTTCTATTCGCACTATTGCCATGGTAGAAAACAATTATACACCGGCAAATCAACAGATTCACCGGTGTATTATGAAAAGAATCGAAAACTTACTTTTTATCGTGCAGCTTGCTCGTTGCTATTTCAGCCTCTTCTTCATCAAAGTTGTTATCAACAAGTGATTCAACAAATTGCAGAGTTTCCTCTACGGCTTGATCGCGCTGTACGATAGCTTCGTCAAAATCAGCTCCGGTCTTTTTACAGATATGACGCACGTAATTTTCCGGTGGCGTTAAAAATCGTTTTACGCCATCTCGGCCTTTCTCTCTGTAAATACCGAGTAACAGATCGTAGATGTTAACGTTGGTGAATAGTTTTGATAGGAAGTTCATGATAGTCTCCTGGTTTATTCTACCACGGTTTCATTTTTATCACCCGGTATATCGACCGTTGCTATAGCTGCATCCCTTATATTAACAAACAACTTCGTAAACAATACATCTAGTATCTTTATGTTATTTTTAGCCAGAGCTAAATTCCTAAGTATACTTATGACATCTGCACACAAGAGCGCTGACAGTACAGCTCCCATAGGTTCAGCAACTATAGTCTTTACACCAGCTAAATCAGCCCCTATTCTTCCAAGAATCCAACCTAATGCACAGTATACAACCGTTCTAGTGAGTTTATCTCCAAATTTTACTATAAAAACTTTTGGACAAACATCCTTTTTTCTGTGACTGGCTGCTCTTATCCCTGTCCATGCATCAAAAAACCATGACACTAAAAGACATGTAAATAACCCTGAGACTATTTGGGTTGGAAAGAGATATGCAAGTAGCACACCTATAAACGCTGAAATTGTTTTAGCTACGCCTGCAAATGTCATTATATCTCGACTCCATCTATAGCTATCATCGGTTTTCCACCATGTTGAATAATTTTATCCGGTGTAACACCTGTACAATTTACAAAATCTACCTTACCGTGTCCTATGAGGTATAGAATTTTATTGCAGCCTATAAAATTACACCCTATCACAGTGGTATTTGTTCCGCCATTCACTGTTATTGCACAGTCTATATTGACAAATGTAGTTTCCTTAACTACCCCGCCGTTGAAATTATCATCAAACTGAACGCCATGGCTATGAAATCCATTTGGCCCACCACCTGAAAACTTGATAGGTTTTATTACGGTGCCAAGAAGTAAACATTTATCAACAGTGCCATTGCTTTGCCCATTTCTTCCCGAAAAGTAAATATATCCAACATCTTCTGTTCTTCTAGTGCAGTCATAAAAATAACAGTTACCTACATAACCATTATTTCCTGAGAAATTTATTGCAACTGAATTGTTACCTATGAAGTTGCAATTTATGACTTTACAATCATTTGCTAGCACCTTAATAGAGCCGGCTGGAGCCCAATCTATACTCTGACCATCAATAACCGTCTTTGAAGATAACTTTGACTTATTAGCTGTAAGTTGATAGGAAACACTTGTTGCATCTTCATTTGGTACTCTATTGCCTGGTAATGGCCAATCGATTGGTATCATTATTTCTTCAATAGTTATTAAATGCCAGTCAACATAATAGTTGCTAAGTATAGCACATGCAGTTTTTAATGGTAGGGTTACTTTACGCGTATAGTAATCTTTTACAAGTATTTCACCATCGGAACTATATCCAGCATGAACAAATATTGCTGAGTGATATTGAGCTATACAACGCACTCCTTTTATCATTTTCTTAGATCTATTATCTAAGAGTGTTTTTAGAGTGTTGCCAAAAGTCACCGTTTGATTTTACCCCATATCCTCGAAAAAGTCATTTTTCGTGGAACTTTAGTTTCATTTCCGAAACATTGATGGTAGAATACTTGGTATGGAAGAACTGCTTACACAGACTGTCATAAACGAAGTTCCGCCTGGTGATGATTTTTTCAAAACAAAACAGGTGGATGATCCACATAGAATTCAAGTTTTGAGGGAAATTGAGGCTTCTGAAATAAGTAGTTCTCATCCAAATACAAAAGGTGGTCAACTTACTGCTGTTTTACAGACTATCAAAAATTCGCCAAAAATTACGGATCTGGTTCATCAAAAGATGCAAGATGTTGAACTTGCGGGTGCAAAGAAAAAAAGAGGAAAGAGAGCAGATGATACAGATAAGGAAATCGTCAGTGAGAGGGGTAGAGAGATTCAACCCACTAGAGCAAGAAAGCAAAATGATCCCGATAGACTTTATGATGGTACGCAATTACACGCGGCGCATCATGGGTATTTCGTGCATAGAGATTACGCGGCACACTTTTTTAGATGGGGATTTGTATCTAGAAGAATTAAACCCGGAAACAGAGTTCTTGACGTTGGATGCGGTCAAGACTTGCCCCTGGCCCGTGTCATTAGCGCTCCGGGCATTTTTCAAACATGTAGTCCATCACGCGTAGTGTGCGTTGACTGGAATAAGATTGAAACATCATTTAGCCCAAAATGGCTAGAGGTTTATCCAGAGTTTGATTTCATTGCAAAATACAAAAGTCTTGTTGGCTCGATACTTCAGGACGGAAGTTACGTAGAAATAGAAGACAGTAAGTTTGACACAATTGTATGTTTTGAAGTTATAGAGCATATGGACGTTCAGCAGGGTAGCGCTCTGCTTAGTGCTATTAAGCAATGTATGAAAGCTGATGGTCTTTTGTACATATCTACACCAGTGTTTAATGGTTCAGCTGCAGCTAATCATATTCATGAATACACTATACAAGAATTGCATGAATCACTAACACTAGCTGGATTTACATGTGTTGAAAGATACGGTACATTTGCATCCATAAATGATATCAAAAAAGTTGCAACACAAGAGGAACTCGACCTTGTCGATAAGTTGCGTGTATGGTATGGAAATGACGTTGTGTCATGCTTCTTGGCGCCTCTTTATCCAAACAATTCAAGGAATAATTGCTGGGTGTGTATGCACACCGAAAATTTTGAGAAATTAAAGCGAAACAGTGATGGATGATATACTGTTTGTAAACATGTCCAGCATAGATGACAATCAGCCGGACAGGGTTTTTGTCAACATCTCTTTTGAGATTGCAAATTCCGATTCTATATCTGGCATAAATGACATAAATACTGAAGGTATCATGGATATACTACTTGATATAAGAGAAATTGTTGGAGATCTTCAGTCTTTAGTGTCGTGCTCAGTTACTTTTAATAATGGTGAAAAAAAATGGGTTCGATTGAAGTAAATAAAAAACGAATGTCTGCAGTGATAATAGCAGACTCAATTTCCCCTGGGGGTGTCCGTATTACAACGGCCGAGGTAAAGCTGTGGAAACCGCTTGTTGCAGAGTTTAACACCCATAAAGTTTTGAGTAGAAATTCAGCATCTACTAGAGCTATTCCAGCAAAAAGGCAAATATCAACAGTATTAGAGGATCCATATATTCCGGCATTTAAGTATAACCAAAGTGGAATGCAGCCTGCCGAGCTATTAACTGAAAGAGATATGGAGAAAGCCGTTGAAGAGTGGTTAATAGCTAGAGATAATGCTGTACAAACAGTGCTTAATATGGGTTACTGTGAGAACTCTGGTATTTCACCAGGTGTTCACAAACAGTGGTGCGGTAGACTGCTTGAACCATGGCTGTTAACAACTATACTAGTAACAGCAACCGATTATCAAAACTTCTTTAACCTGAGATGTAACCCACTCGCTCAGGATGAAATACGCTGGGCCGCGGAAAATCTTAAAGAAGCTATGGATAATAGCAAGCCAGTTGAGAGGTTGATTCATACTCCGTACGTTAACATACCTGAAGAAGATTTTTGCGAAGCAACATGCCCTGAAGATCTTGCTATGTATATGAAAATAAGTGCTGGCAGATGTGCAACCGTTAGTTATGATAATCTCGGTGAGGGAATTAACGCTGAAAAAGATCTCGCTAGATGTGAATCCCTCATATCATGTGGCCACTGGAGTCCTCTTGAACACGTAGCATTTATTGACGAATCAGCATGTGATTATCGTACATACTCTGGTAACTTTAGACACTGGCAGCAGTTTAGAAAAACATATAAAGGTGAAGCTGTTTACGGAAATGATGACGCACAATATGACTTGCAACTGAGATGAATATTACCGATTTTAAGAGAGGGGATGTTATAATTCCATCCAATTTTGGAGTTGATCAATTTGTCGTAAAAGAAACAACAAGTGGATACGTTTATCCAAAAATGATGTATTATGTTCATCTAGAAGATATTGGAATCACATACTCAACAGATGATCCAAATATTATGCCAACAGGTATAAAAGAAGTTTATCGAGATGGAGAAAAAATATGGGAGTCATTACAACTCTAAAAAAATGGCTTGAAAGCCGTGAGCGAAAACATACAATAACCACTATCGTAGTGCATGGAACATCTGGTAAATCAGCAAGTTCTAGTATAGAATGGCTTAAGCAGATAGGGCTTTCTTATCATTACGTAATAGAGCGTGATGGTTCTATCACTAAATGTGTACCGTATAGTAGGGTAGCTTTCCATGCCGGCAAAAGCGAGGGTCCTAATGGTAGTAATGTAAACAATTACTCTATAGGTATTTCTTTTGCAAATATGGAAGATGGGAAAGAAAAGATATCAACCGCACAATATGATTCTCTGTATATGTTGATCGTACAGCTGAAAAGAGAAATACCAGCTATACGCTTTTTGACCACGCATTATGCAATTAGCCCCGGTAGAAAAAGTGATCCAATAATGATGACCGAAGAAGTGTTAAAGCGATTTGCAAAAAGGGTTAGCCTAACACCATGGGTGAAGTGAAAAAGGTATTAGGTAGAAGAAAAACCGAACGTGTTAAGCTAAAACTTAGCACGTTTAGTTTTTTTATAGATATTGGAAAGTACGAGGACGGTACGCCATGTGAAGTGTTTGTAGATGTAAGTAAAGAGGGTACATTTATGAGAGCTGCACTAAATGTACTATCGCAGAGTATTTCGCTTGGCATACAGAATGGTGTAAGTGTCGATGTATACATAGGAATGATGGCCGATATAGACTGTGAACCCTCAGGTACACAGGATTCAGTGCGTTACAAATCTGTATTTGATGCTATAGCAAAAGAACTCAAGAGAGTAAAAGATGATGCATCTGGCCAAGATGTAGGGTAAAATCTCATTTGGTGTAGGTATCAAAATGGGAAATGGATTCGATCTTTACAATAGTGTTACGGTTCAAGATGTCGGCGGCGCAACTGAAAAACCATGGACGCTAGCTTTTGTATCTGACTCTATGGCTACAATAGGTGTAGAGTTTGTAGATGCAGATGGTAGCACCTTGTGCCTAGTAGATGCAGACAATGCTAGACTTGGTTCGGTTATCGCTATGGCTATAGCAACGACACCTAAAACATTGGTTGATGTTATGGCTGCAACCGGCAACGCTAATTCAGGTGCAAATACTGGATTTTATGGAGACGGTATTAAGACTCCAGCAGGGTGGCCTATTGATGCTGCCGGTTTAATCGTACGTGTTTATACGGGCAACCTGTTTGTAAATACTGGCGGTCATATTCTTGGTGCAAACTATGATATAGATACTGCCACTACAATAGATGAAAACAGAGATGAAAACGGCTTTGCATACGCAGAGTCTGTCCCTACAACTAATTCACCTAGAAAGTATACAACTGGTCAAGTTTTTACTGTAGGTAGGGTGGCAAGATAATGAGAACATTCAACATTCCAAGTGAAAAGAAAAGCTTGCCGTTTGATGGGTTAATGCCTGTTGTGTTAAATGATCTACTATGTGGTCCTAGAGATACAAATGACACAGCTACGACAAACGGAACCGTGGCTGGATGGGGTTTAATAGCAGATAAGATAGAGGGCGAAATCGGTCTGCTTATTTTTGGGCATGGCCAATCCGTAACATCAGCTCAAGCTCCACTTCCCGGTGAATTAACTATACATGGAGCTGGATTTGAAATAACTACTCCTAGTGGGGTTAATAAATCAACAAGAGTTTTTTACCCACTGTACTCGCCAAGCGCGAAGGTTCCAGTCGGCAACGAATTATTCTTAAAAGGAGCATTGCCTGGTGGAATAACTTTCAATGGCAATTTTGGTGTAAGAACATTTGTTGCACAAACAAGCGCATCAGGGAACTTGCAGGGACACTCGAGTTCATTTTTGTCCTCCTCTTTTGGAGAAGGTTTCATACCTGCAAATACAACACTTGCAACGCCAAGTACCTTTTCTACCTTAACTCCCGCTGACTCCAGCTCTATCAATCAAGGGCCGTCGTGGGGAATCATACTTGGACGACCGTTGGTAAAAAGACGTAGAGTCTTGTACTTCGGTGATTCACACGCTGGAAACGAATATATCTGGGGCAATACCCCAATGGAAGATGGATGGTTTGGAAGCGTAATGTACAATCATTCAGTTGATACGTATTACGCTAGAATGGGAACTGGAGGTCTTAAATTAACCTCTGAAGATCCATTCGGTGATGGTACATTTGCCTACCTAAGCACAAGATTAAATATTATAGCTACATTCGATACTGTCATAATTGATATGACACACAACGATTTAGCTAATATGGCTTCGGCTAACACTATTTACAATAAGTTGCTTCAGATTGAAGCTCTACTATACTCAGTCGGTGTTGAGAGGGTATTGTTTACAACTACCAGTCCGTATCAGGCTACATCGACAGACTGCTTCTTAACGACTGGCAATCAAACTGCTGGTAACTCTACAATTCAGGCTAACCGTGTAGCACTAAATGCACTGATAAGAGCTAGAGGGTCTGATAAGTATGTAGATAAATCTGACGCTGTTAGTTTTGGTGGAGGAGATGGACCACTATTTAAGGGAGCTGGAAACTCTATAGGTACAGTGACTGAAAATAATGGATTTGGAAATACAACCCGTATTTATTCAAATACATTAAACCTTAGATATATGCGACGGGCAAACTGGGTCGCTAGAGTACTTAGTAGCTCTAATCTATCACCTGGTAAACCATATAGGGTTATTAAAACGGTTAAAAGTACTACGTACGATATGTATGAAGTTAGCAACACAACTCCATTCCTCAACACATCGCTTGTTGCTGAAAAACCTAATGTAAATACAGTTTTTGAGCTTTTTCTACCATATACGATGAATGGCGATGGAGTTCATTTGGGTCCAGGATGTATAGATGCAATGAAAATAGCTATGCAAAACGCCGGCGTTATTTAATCATTATAGACCCTCTAGGTTTTCTCAGAGGGTCTTTTTATTTTCCTTAAACCACTCGATTTTTTCAAAATTGACCCTCATTGGTATCCTTTTTAGGAAGAATCAATGGTACAATACTTCTACCACCATCCAAAGAGGGTGGAACAAGAAAGAAAAGGACAAAGATTATGGGAGTTAATGACCTCATCAATGAAAAGCTGAACGACACCCGACCTGGAAAGGCCGCTGATACCCGAGCAAAGTTTATGCTCATGCTTGACGAAGACACCAAGACTAAGCTTGCACAGGTTTCCGCATCGCTGAAGACTGGTAAGATTGAACTTGCTTCTGAACTTTTTCAGATTGCTGTTAACGATGCCCACGCTGCACTCTCTGCTAGTGGTAAGCTTGTTACCGGTGAAACCACTGGAGAGAAGCCGAAGGGCAAGGGCAAGAGCAAGGACGAAGTTCCTCCGGTTCCTCCTGTCCCCGCTGAGTAATTTCACAAGACAGAAAGATACCTTCGACTATACTCGCCAATCGCTTGATGTGATTGGCGAGTATTTTTCATTACCTGTCATGGTATAATGATATTGCAGCAGAGATCCTGGAACAAACGGGATAGGGGATCAAAAGGGATTCCACCGGTCGGACCCTCAAAATTGAAACTTCTACCATACCAGGTTCATCACTGCCATCACTATAGTTAAGGGGTCTTATGGTAATAGGGGCCCTAACCATCAAAATCACAGAGAAAACACATGTACGCATCATACGAAGCTCAGTTTGCAATCGGCATAGTGCTGATTATGTTAGGATATTTTCTACATTATACAATCGCACGTATAAGATCAGAGGAGGAATGGGATCATGGATACATTGATGGACTTAAGGGTATACATACATCATCTAAACCTACAGCTTACTACAACCAAGGACATAAAGTTGGTACGATTATTCGTATTGACAATGAGAGAGTTAAGAAAAGCATTGAGGAGTCAAAGTGAGAAAACTTTCAGATTTCAGTATAGATGAACACATAAAGAAACATGATGGTTCTGAAAAGACAGATATTAGTAAAATGCCTAGTGGTTATTTTACAACCATCAAGCAGGAAGAAGGTCATTTTAACTGTATGGCATGTGTAGCCGCTATGATAGCGGGATGCTCAATAGATAAAGTACATGAGTGGCTTCATAGTGAAGTTGGGTATCCAATGAGCGATATGGAGTTTATCGGTTTCCTACTCAATTATGGATGGGTTGTAAGTCATGGTCTTAAGTTTGAAACCCCGTGTATCATAGACCACAAGACACATATAACAGCTACTCCGTTTGAATTCACCGTTGGTAGTCTAGCAGCGCTAATAGGTGTAAACTCCAGAAATTACGAAGGAGCTAAGCACGCTATTTTATGGGACGGGTACTGTCTAAGAGATCCAGATCCAAAGACTCCAGATACCCAAGAAGGTTATCGCTTGGCAGAGTATGAAGTAGACTCCATATATCCAGTGTATAGGTTTAACGATTGCTTGGTGACAGAATACACTCCAAAGGAGATGCTAAAGTGAAAATACTAAAACTCAACGAAATACCGCCTCTTACAAAGAGCTCACCGTATAGTATTAACGTACCTCTCGATATGATTGAAGTAAATATTGAAAGGTATGCAAATAGCGTATGTAAAGGAGGACTCGATCTTGAACCAGATTTTCAAAGAGGTAGAGTGTGGTCTGAGCAAACTCAGGTCAAATACATTCAGCATCTACTCAGAGGTGGTGGGTCCGGTAGAGATATCTACTTCAATTGCGCTGGGTGGATGAACGACTTTAGGGGTCAAATGGTGATCGTCGATGGTAAGCAAAGACTTGAAGCGGTCAGAAAGTTCATGCGCGGCGAACTTAAAGTGTTTCCAACCCTAGATATTCCAGAATGTGAAGGTTTCACCTATAAAGAGATTGAAAATATCGAATATTTAACCGGTATGAGAATATGTCTAATCTTCAATATCAACGATCTGCATAGGCGTGAGGATATACTGCATTGGTACCTTGAGATGAATGAAGGCAATATTGCACACACGCACGAAGAGTTAGAAAGGGTCAGAAGAATGATATGGAGAGGCTAAACAAAACACAAAGGAGAGCTTTATGGCTTTTACAGAAATACGGAGAGTGTGGGTGTACAGCTCCAACTGCAACAGTCATAAGGAGAATAGTACCTATCCCACTATATACCGATGAGGTTGATGGTAAATTTATCATTTATCTCACTGATACAAGTGATAGAGCAGCCCTAAAAAAGGAAGTGTTAGCCATTCTGAGAGAAGATAAAGCCCGCGCAGCGGCAGGTGGGGAGGGGGAAGAAAAGGTAGAACTTAAAGGGTTGCGCAGACAGATAGTGCCAATAGCGTTACCCAAAGAATGGGAAGAGTGGGGGTAGGAAAATGAGTGAAAGCTCAAACTCAAGACCAAGATCAAGACATTGCCCATATTGCGGCAAACAGGTTGAAAGAATCGGAGCCGTATCAAACGATATAGACCTGTCCATTAAAGTTGCAGACCGGTTTAAGAAACCCGACATGCTCGTAGTGCTTTATCCATGTTCCTGCGTGATGCTTGGGAAATAGTAGGTTACACATGAAAACATGTATACCCATGTATACCTAAATGAGTTTTTTGCATACAAAAAGTATGGGGGCTGTATGGGAGGGCACCCCTCAACTCTTATAGTATGATATTACCGCATAGTAAGTTGAGATATACCGCCATGTATGTGTCACATACCAATTTTTGCAATACTGGTATAATTACCAGTATGTTTTGGCAGCCAGCATGCTATAATAATAATATGAGGTACGGACGAATGATTGAAGATTGAGAGATGAAAAGCTGCTCAAGGAGAGAGACGAGCAGCGAGTTGCGGGGCGGTGGTGTCAATCGCACGCGGTCAATCTCAAAAAATAAAAATAGTTAGTTTTATACAATGATTTTTCATAATAATGAGGTATAATATAATCATGCAGCGAAGCTGAATAATGAGAGTTAGTTGGGTAGATGCCTAAGCATCTATCGAGCTAAGGCTCGACTGGACAAAACATATGAAGAATATCAACAATCTCGTCACTGCGACCCTCGCTAACAACAAGAAGGTCGAAGAGTCCGCAGACGTGCGATTCATGCTCGTCATCTCTGAAGATACGCGTGAGAAGCTCCGCTCAGTCTGCGAAGAGCTGGGCGTGAAGCAGATCAAGTTCGCTAGCGAGCTGTTCGACCTCGCGCTCACAGACACGATCGAGGCGATCAAGCAGGCTAAGAAGGCAGAGAAGAAGCCCGAGACTGCAGAAGCTAAGTGAAGCAGGGAGGGGGTCGCAAGACCCCCTACTCGCTTTTTAATCTTAGGTAGTAACGCGAACATCATACCGACTGCTACCCGTCCCGAACAACCACGCTATGGAAATTTCGCTTAACGACAAAAAGTGCTCATGCGGTTACCCGATAGTCGAGATAACCCAAAGAAAGATGAATCTAGCCAAGATTGGCTGCGAGCAGATACATAAGTGCCCAATCTGCGGTTCTCTACACGTAATCGCCATTACGCAAGTCTACGAATGGATTCAGATTCCAACCGCGGATGCGCTCGTTCAATAAAACAAAACCCGAACCCTCTCGAATTCAATGCGAGGGGGTATAATATAGCTGTATGGATCAGAAAACAGATTCGAGACCTAGACCGCGTACATTCATATACGAATTCGAGGACGAACACAGATTCAAAACCGAAGACGTAGTTGAACACATTCTGAAACTGAGTCGATTTATGATTCAGGAACAGTTTTCGGTCGTAACTGAAGTATGTTTAGACGACCCTCGATATAGAATGACGAGCGGGCCCTGGGTCCTATTCGTACTTTCAGATCGAGAACTCACCGAATCAGAGCTAGAATTGACTGTAGGCGAGTGGAGAGACAACTATGGATTCTAAGATCTATCTCGATTCACCTGCAAAAATCAGAGCATTCAACAACGAAATCGAAAGATTACGCGCAGAGATGTCTCAGGGTGACCTTGAAGCCTATATCGCATCCAGATACGTATTTGGAACTAAACCGAAAACAGATTCGAAACCCGATTTTAGTTCAGAGTCGGTTAACCTTGAGTTACCTACAGGTGTCACGTTAGAGCATGACGACTGCTCCGATTTTGATTGGACGTCGAACACTGAGCGAAGGGGAACTAATATACATAAAGCGGACCTGTACACAGCATTTACGAGCTGCTTCCTACTTCTGATGTTAGTCATCTTAGCACTCGGCTTCGTTATGGGAACCCTATTTAGATGATTCCTGAGACGACTTGGGTTTTGAGCCCATTTCTGCGCCCACTTAACGCGAGTTACGAGTTGATTTGTATTTCACTGGCTGAAAACACGCTCAACTTTTCGCGCGAGGGCCGTCCCCCTACCTACGAAACACGAAATTATCCCAATCTAAATCGTTTATCTATCCGATCCAAGTATCAAAAAAGTACCCTTTCGTAGCGTAGCTCAAATTCATCGCAAGAACTCATTACAAATTGATTCGGGTTTTGACATAGTATGCACCCCCTATTCATATATCCAATCAAAAAAGATGTCATATAAGCCGTTTTGCACATTTTTAAGGCCCCTACTATAGGAAAAAGCTACTTTGAATAGAAATCCGACTAGTATAAAGTATAAGATAAGACATAGTGACTATAAGTAGGTCGGTTTTTGTCCAGAAGTAAGATCTTCGTCAGGGGGGCCCCCTCTTGCATGCAAACCTGTAAATATGTACAACTATTTCAATAATCAAAAATCAAGCTAACACCACAAATAGCAGCAAAATGCAAACCCAAATGAATTTTCAATTAAAATCATGCGGCGCCTTGGTTGCACATGTGCACCTCCGACGCAGTGTCCCAAAAAGGGTTGGAGTCTCCATCATCTTCCCGAATCCAATCGGAACCAGTTTTAGGTGTCTCAAATTAAGCAATATGACAAATTCTACATCAATTCCCTATACAGCCCACATGAGCGCTAGGAATCCCAATGCCCAAGTGATCAAAAAAGCAAGTTCTCAATCCACTCGAATACTTCTCGGTATGGTATAATGTATCCATGGAGCGAAAAAACTGCTTCGAGCATCAGATTCGTAAGACACTGAACGTACTTATGAACATCGCCGTGATCGTACTCATTTTATGGGTCCTGACCAACATCGTCCTGTTTCTCACAGGCAATCCGATGATTGAGGTAATCTGAATACATGAGCATGTTTATCTCAGTTAACGACTGCAAAAACCGTATCGTATTCGATGCCATGACCCCAAGTCAGCTCAGAGCGTTGGCCGAATCATAGGAGAAACATGCCAATCTGTTTTGAACACTGACCGAAGCAAAAGCCCGATTCGTAGAAGAGGCCCAAAAAACCCAAAACAAATGAAACTTCTTTTGAAACAACTTCAAGTTGGCGACATGTTTGAACACCCAAAAGAGAAAACACTTTGCAAAGTCATTAAGCTGAATCCTGACTTAGACCTCTTGATTTATGAAGAGGCTGCTCATTCTTTCAGCACTGGCCTTCTTTACACCAAAAACAAATTAGGCCGCCGCAAAGTTGAAGCCTTCAACATTCCCAACAACAGAGAAATCTAAGTAACGTTAACCCTGCTTAAAGTATTAAGACCACAATAGAGAGGAAAATATGACACATATGATTGAATGCATAGACAGACAGACCAAAGAAAAGCGATGGCTTCGTGCCGTGCTTGAGCGAGGTCAAAAGATCGTCACATCTGAGAAGCAATCGCAGGCGATGCGATTCACTCTCAAAGAAACAGCGTTGAGTACGGCTAGAATGCTACTGCTTGACGTCCGACAGGGAAGTAAGTTCTCTTTTGAGGTGGTAACAGCAGAATGAAACTTGAAATTAGAAATAATGGCGGAGTGTGGAATGCGACGAAATGATTTGGTCAAAAATCTAAAAGATCTCGGCTTATTTCAAGAGAGCAAGTACAAAGTTACGGGGAAACTTTACGGTTCAGAAAGATGGTTTAGAGCGATTCGAACGGATAGTTTTCGCTATGCAATGGGTATCAACCTATGGCGCGGAAGTGTCTGGGAATGGACCGGAAAGAAATGGAAACTTATCAAGAGGGTACATAACTAATGAGCGTCGAAATTTACGTGAGGCTTACAACACACACGACAATCGAAGATCTTGCTACAGCAATAGCATTTGCATGCGGCTGCAAGAAAGAAAGAGCAGAGCTGAGTGGAGGTAGTTTTTCAGCCCGATGCAGGGAAATGAAACTAGAGCATGCAAACGTCAGAACATGCTACCACTTAATATTCAATCTGACTGAAAGCATGCGAAAACTCGGCGTGGAATCGGAACAGTTGAGGTTTTTCTTACACTCTGAGATGGCCACCGAAATGGGTTTTGTGAGAGGACTTCTAATGCCTCAGAATGCGATCAATCTCGCTATCGCTAAGAAACTCGTCGATTGCTTCGGTGGTTTTATTGAGTGCGGCAATACCGACAGTCTAATCTACACGAAGCCAACAAAAAGATTCATGTCAGCAGATGACGGGGTAAGATGGGAACATAGGCAGAGAAGGCTCTTGCTTATTGCTCCAGTGAAGGCAAAAGATCTCACTGAATTCAACAGGTACTTAATCTAATCATGAAGTATTTACGACTGGCAAAGAAGATATCGATAGGTCAAAGACTCGTATGCAATGATGGCAGTGTTATAACTGTCGTTGCTGTAAATGAGGAAAACATTAAGGGTTCACCTCAGAAAATTATCTGGTTTGAATGCAGAGATGAAAACAGAGAGGTTTGCCACTCTCAAAATTTTGACCCAGAAGACATTGTTGTTACGTACAGCAAAAACACAATACCACATTCAGGAAGCAATACATGAGAAAAAACATTGACATCAGCGGACTCGACAAGAAAGAGGTTTTGAAAGCATTATACAATGCAAGTCGCCCAATTGGATTGGGTTTTATAAACGCAAAAGAAGGCAATATGACTGACGAACAGGCTGATAAAGCTATCGCAGACGCAAACGCCTTTATGCAAGGAAGACTGTATTTCGACTATGTACACGGTCGAGTAATGAAGGTGAACATCTCAGATGATGAACTTGACCCATCTATGTACGACCGT